ACGGAAGAGCATAAAAATAAAATTTCCTCTTCTAATTCTAAACCACATACTGAAGAAAGAAAAAAAAATATATCAAATTCTCATTTGGGTAAAAAAATAAGTGAAGAACATAAAGATAAAATTAGATTAAAATTTATAGGATTGAGATTGGGTGATAAGCATCCGATGTGGAAAGGCGGTATTTCAAAAATTAGAAACAGATTATATCAATCATATAAATATAAAATTTGGAGAAGTTTAATATATGAGAGAGATAAATTTACTTGTCAAATGTGTCTTAATATTGGTATGAAATTAAATTCTCACCATATTGTGAAATTTTCTAAAATAATTGAGGATTATAATCTCTCAGATTATGAAGATTTTATCAATTGTAATCTTTTATGGAATATAGATAATGGAATAACACTATGTGAAAATTGTCATCATGGTATAAAAGGAAAAGAAGAAGATTATGAACAGAAATTTAAAAATATAGTTTATGAAAAAAAGAAAAATGTATAATTTGGTAGATGTGGTTAACTTAGTTCACCCTGTACCAACAGAAAGAAACAAAGCGGCTCTTGAGTCTCTTGTTAAAGGTGAGTTGAAAAACACTCAAACTTGGGAATCTATGTTGTCTCAAGCTGGTCAAATGGCTGAGTCTGAAGAAGACTTGACCAAGTTGAAGGCTGATGCTTGGAGTGAGCTTATCTCTACAAGAAAGGTTGGTTACTTTGCTCTTCTTAGAAACTTGAGAAACATCATCACTCAAGCTCCATCTGCTGTTAAGTCAGCTTGTGAATTGTTAGTTGATGAAAAAATGATTAAGAATTCAAGAGTTCTTCCATTCCGTTTCTCAACTGCTTATGAAGAAATCTCTAAGTTAGGTTCTTCTAAAGAAGTTCGTGATGTTCTTGTTGCTATTAACCAAGCATTGGATATCTCAGTATGTAACGTTCCTAAGTTTGACGGTGAAACACTTGTTGTTATGGACGTTTCTGGCTCAATGAGTGGAAGACCATCAGAGATTGCGTCATTATTTGGTGCTATCTTGGCTAAAGTTAATAACTGCGATGTTATGACTTTCTCTACAAGTGCTCAATATAAGCAATACAACCTAATGGATTCTGTATTGACTATTAGAAGTTCTTTTAGATATTCTGGTGGTGGTACAAACTTCAAGGCTATCTTTGAGAAGGCTAACAAGAAGTATGATAGGGTTATTATCTTGTCAGATATGCAAGGTTGGATGGGTTATACCACTCCTGCTTCTGAGTTCGCTCAGTACAAGAAGAAGTACAATGCTAACCCATATGTATATTCTTGGGATCTTGCTGGCTTGGGTACTTTACAGTTCCCAGAACAAAACGTCTTTGCACTTGCTGGTTTTAGTGACAAAGTGTTTGACATCATGAAGATGATGGAGCTTGACAAGAAAGCTCTTTACAATGAGATTAAAGCTATCAAGCTTTAATTAAAAACCCACTCAATTGAGTGGGTTTTTTTATTAGTCTCTAAAAGTATGAGCATCTATTGAATTGGCTATTTCTTCTTGATCTATTGTGAATCTCTTAGTATTCCTATTATATGTACCTACTACATATAAATCTTCGTCTATAAATACACCGACCATAATATGTTCTTCGTCTTCGGTTGTATCCATATATCTATCAAAGTCAATATTATCCTCTCTATAGATTTGTCTTAATCTTTTTAGACCTTCTAAGTATTCTTTATCTTGAAAATTGGCATAATCCGTATAAGATTTTTTCAATTCTTCTGTATTTATTTCTTCGCCTAAAAATGATATAGAAAATGTGTGAATAACTCTTTCATGACCTGTTGTTTTATCTAATAAATATTCATTACTTTCAAGTTTTAATCCTTCTGATTCAACTCTATCAATCATTTCATCTAATGATATTTTAATAGTATTTAAATTATCAAGAATTTTATTGAAATCATTTTTACCCGGAACTAAACTGTATTGAATTTGACAAGTGTAAAGCATTTTATATCTTTCATTATCATAAACCTCTGTATTAACAGGGTGACCTTTTGAATCAACTAAATATCTGTAGTTATTAACTCTAGCAAATGTTTTTACATCAAATAAACTATCATTAAATATATCACTTGGAATAGCCTTAGAAGTTAAGAAATCAGCATATTCTTGAGATGTTCCAAACGACTCATTGATAAAATCACCATATCTTTTTAACTTCATTTGAATGATTGATTTTTTATTATCATTTTAACATGAGTAGAATGTGTTAATTCAACATTAAAGTCTCTTTTAACCTCTTGTCTTAGATATGGTAGTACAAAATCATCTTCATACGTTATTGAGTAGTCACTTGGTATTTTAGATTTAAGAGTTTCTAATGTTATAGGTAAGTAATTCTCATTCACTTCTCTATCCCAATTGTCTGTGTATTTGTATTTTAATAAGAAATGTATAAAATTTCTATAGTCTGCATTTATACTACCCCAAACTTCTTCAAATGAAAGTAAATATCTCTTATCTGCCTTTTGTCTCACCTTTCTAGCATCATCTTTATAGTTTGTAATCTCATTTCTTGTTAATTCTACCGATGGCATCATATCACGAATTGTGATGTGTTTGAAGTTTCCAGCAAATACTTGTTGGTTCCAAAATTTACTAACAGTTTTACTATTAGAATATGAATACACTTCATGTATAACAGAGCTTAAATTTAATAAAGGATGCTTATAACCTGATATTTCTTTTATTACTTCATTCCAATTGTCAGTTAAAATAGCATTTTTTGGCAACTTACTACTTGCTTTATCTAACATAGTTTGGTCTAAGTCATATCCTATTATTTTAACATTTGGTCTCATTCTTGAAATACTCTGTAAAAAAGTACCATCTGCACAGCCAAAATCAACAATAACATCAAATTTAATCTCATCTAAAAAGAATAACTTATCCGACATTGTTGTGTTCATGTCTATGATATATTGATCGTAGTTTGAAATTGGTTTTTCACCAACTAACTCTTCTAAAAATAATTGCCAAGATAAAATTCTCATTATTGTATATATTAAATTACTTCCAAATTTTTTCTAAGTCTATCTTAGAATTTATTTCAATTATTTTATTTCCTCTTTTAAGTGAGTACTTTTGAATTGGATTGAATGATTTTATAATCTTTTTAATCTTTTTTCTATCTTCTAATTCAATATCATAATTGAATATTTGAATTAAATTATCTACTTCATTAAATGTTACACTTCTTTTATTTCCTAAAAAGAATATGAAGTCATAATTATATTCATTGTATTTTACAGCATCATGATCATCTGATTTACTAATTAAGTAATTAGTTACACAATTTTCTACGCCAATAGACGGTAAGCTGAATTTAAAATCTTCTATTATAAATTGTCTTGATTTCTTATCGTAGTTTTTCAACATTGTTTCATCTAATCTAAAGTAGTTAAAATGGTTTGATGAGAACTCTATCATATTCTCTTTTCCTAATTCATCATCAAAGTAAGTAAGACTAACCGCTTTTCCTTTTGTGAATTTTACTATTTCTAAAAATAAAAATATTATATCAATACTTTTTAAGTCGTTAAACTCATATCCTTCTGAGAATATAGAATTTTTCTCTACTATTTTTTTAAGTTTATTGATAATTAACCCTAAATCATCTTTTATATAATTGTGTTCATACTCAATTATATCTTCAACATTGGCTTTTTTTATTGTAATTTCAAAGTCTTCTGGGTAGAATAAGCCTTGAGATGGAAGTGATCTAACATCTACATTTTTTTGAAGATTTAATAACCCCTTTAATAGATTCACTAAGTTCATTATATGGTTATATTTTTCTTATATATTATTTCTATGAAGGTCATGTTGTCTAATATATACTTTGATGATTTTACAAGGTGATTTTTTATCACTCGTTTTTTCAATTTCAAATTTTAATATATACTAAAAAATCAATGATATATATGGGTAAAGTTATATATGAGAAGTTAGTGATAAATAATATTGTAGAATTATATAGTAGTGGTTTAACTATTAAGGAAATATCAAAATTGTGTAATATTTGTAGAGTGAATATTAGTAGAATTTTAAAAAATGAAGGTGTTAATGTTGTTAAAAAAACAAAACCTTTTTCAGAAGAGCATAGGAATAATATATCTAAAGGTTTGATGGGTAAAAAAAATTCATTGGGTATAAAAAGAACTAAAATGAATAATTATAAAAATATGAAAAACCATTTACTATTTGATGTTGATTTGGATTGGTTATGTCTATTTGATGATATTAATAAGTTAAAGTTTTTAAATAAAATAGTATCTAATATAAGAAAACACAACAAAAATGAATATTGGGAGACCGATTTTTATAAAAAATTCATAGAAAAATTTTACTATGATGATAAATTTAATAAGATATATAACATCTGGTTGGATACTAAAGACAGTTGGAAAAAACCATCAATAGACCATATAAACTGTGATAATAGGTCTAATGATTTGAATAATTTTCAGTTTTTAACTTGGTTTGAAAATAGATGTAAAAATAATATACCACAAAGCAAATGGATAAAAATGAAGGAGAATATAAATGAATACTTCATCTAAGATAATAAATGCTGACTGTTTTGATGAACTACCTAATATAGAAAGTAGATCGATATCTTTAATACTAATTGACCCTCCTTATCTAATATCCAAATCATCTGGATTTTCAAACATTTCTGAAAATACATCTAAAGAATTAGTAACTAAGTATGGTAATATCTCCATAGATTTTGGTGACTGGGATAAATCTGAGATTGATTGGAATTTTTTATTTAAGGAGTACCACCGAATCTTAAAAGATGGTGGTACGTTGATTATATTTTATGATATATGGAAGTCAAATGAGATTAAACAAGTAGCTGATAAATATAAATTTAAACAACCAAGAGTTTGCCAATGGCAAAAAACTAATCCAGTTCCTATAAACTCAAAAACTAATTACTTATCAAATGCAATTGAGTATTTTTTCACATTTGTAAAAGGTAAGAAGCCAACATTTCACTCTGTATATGATAATGGTGTTTATAAATATCCTATTTGTCATGGTAAAGAAAGATATGAACATCCAACTCAAAAGCCATTACAGTTGATTGTGGATATAGTTAGTAAACATTCTAATCCAGATGATGTTGTACTTGACACATTTGCAGGTACTGGTACAACAGCACACGCTTGTGTTTTGACTGATAGAAGGTATATAGCCATTGAAAGAGATGAGCAATATTTTAATATAATAAAATCAAGAATAGAACCAATTATAAAATCTACAATATAAAAATAAAAATAAAATTATGTCTATAATAGTAAGAAACTCACAGCTAAATGATGAAACAGTTGCATCTCTAAATAAATTAGTTGATGTTGATATTAATGCTAATGTTGCATTCAAATTAATGAGAATTATTAAAGAAATTTCTTCAATAATTGAAGATAAGACAAAGATGGAACAAATGATTATTAATAAGCACGCTGAGAAAGACGAAAACGGTAAGGTAATTCAAGCAATGGATAATAATGATAATCCAATTCCAGGTGGTATCAATATTAAAGATATGGATGCCTTTTCAGCAGAGATGTCAAATTTGATGGAAGTTGAAAATGAGATTGGTTATGAAAAAATAAACTTTGAGGATTTAAATCTAAAAACTGCTAGAGTTAAAGATTTAATGAAACTAGAATTTTTATTCAATTAATGGGACTTCCATACTTTTCAAAAATACTTATTAAAAGACAAATTAGAAAGTCTAAGATTAAAAATTTGTTTCCTAACGAATTTAAATAGTTGGTCTTCTTTTTTTAATATATACAAAAAAAGAATAAGACTAAATGCCGGCTACATATAGTATAAATGTTGGAACATCAACAGAAGCTTTAAGAAAGCAAGATATTAATAGTGTATTGTTAGATTTACCTGATAATACTCAAAAATTAATATCACCTAAAGATGTAAGGGATGCCTTTTTAACATCATGGGCTAACTCTGCTTTTAAGCAAACAATTGGTCAGGCTAATATTGAGTACTTAGGTATTGACTCTGGTAATCCTTCAGATAGAGATATTAAACAAAAGATTTTTATTGGTAAAAGAAACTATGCTGGTTCTGATATTATGACCAGTAATCTTTTGAATGATAATAATTCTGATATTTATATTTATAATACAAAGCCAGATAGTTATTCAACACAAAGCACATCTATAGTAATATTAGCTGGTACTAACTCATCGTTGCATCAAAATGCTCCTTATATACGTTCTAATGTTGTTGCTTCTGGTTCGGCTCTTAGTTTAGATTTTGTAAATCCTTCCATCTACTCTGGTCCAATAAATATTTATAGCTCAACTGGTAGAGTTGCTATAAATGGAATTATGTTTCCAACCGTTGCTGAAACATCAGCATCGGCTTCAAATGGTAAGATATTAAAGTACTTTGGTACTTATCCAAATGGTGTATTAAAATGGGCAGAACCTTCTGTTAGTATTGCTAACATTGGTAGTGTTGGATCACCAACAAACATTTATGGTAGTCCAAGTAATGTTAATGGTCATTCTCTAGAATTCGTTGATAATAGTATTGTTCCTCAAGATATTGGTGGTGTTTTACAAGGACAGTCCTTCCCGGCTGGTAATTTTAATGGTCAGAATTGGCCATTATCTGAAGTTATTAGAAAGATACTTTATCCTTATGTATCACCTGCATTATCATTAAATATCAGTCTAGGTGGATATCCTTATTTTTCTACAGGTATAACACAATCATCTTTATTTAGTTATTCTGTTTATAGATATTCAAATATTATTTATAGTTATAACATAAGTGGCACTACATATTCTGGATTATCATATAGTGGTTCTGTAGGAACTGGAATAAGTCCTACTTTTTCTTATAATGTTTATTCTAATTCAGAAGGAACACAGAGTTATGTTTTATCTGCAAGAGATAATCAGTCACTTATTACTTTCTCTCATAGTGCTACAGCATCTATTAGATTTGTTCATCCAATTTTCTATGGATTTAATTCTACTATGGTTGATTTTTATACAACTGGAGTTCCAGCCGCAAACCTTAGAGCTTCACAGACAGGTACTATTATGAACAATTCAACAAGATATGCTTATCCTTATACTGGTGCTTCTCAATCAATGTCTTTTAATATTGCAGGATCTGGGTATGTTTATTTTATGATTCCTTTTACTACATTTCCATTGTTATCAAAAATAAAAGATCCAAATGGTTTTGTAGTTTTTGACTCTTCATTCACACAATCGATTACACCGTCAGCATTTACATATTCTCTGTCTATAACACCAACTGGTGCTAACAATCTACCAAGTGGGGTTTCTTATAGAGTTTATAGAACCGCTGCAACTTGTAGTTACACAGGTAATGATAAATTTCAATTTATTTTTTAATATATGATGACATATAGTATTAATACAGGAACTTCAATACAAGCAACCGTTTATAATATAATTGGTGCTACAGCTGTTGATTTGAGTCCAGTTTTAAATGCTTTACACGATAATACTAGTAAAGAGATAAGTCCAGAGGTGATTAGAAATTCTATTTTAACCTCTTGGTCTAGTTCCGCTTTTAAACAAACACAATCCACTCAATCTAGTATATACTATATAGGAGTTGATAATGGTAACTATGCGACAGCTAGTAAAGATGTTAAAAGTAAGATATTTTTAGGAAAAAGATCATACTCTGGTACATATTCATACTCATTAAATCATGATATAATGACATCTAATATGTTGAATAGACTTGACGATGTTTTTCTTTTTAATACTAAAAAAGATACAGTTACAAATTATAGAACTAGAGTTTCTATTTTGGCTGGTACAAAATCTTCTTTATTTACAGATGCTCCATATATACAATCACAGATAGTTACTGTTGGTACATATTCTTCTTTATCACTAGATCTTATTAACCCAACACTTAATGGTGGAACATATTCGGTATTGAATATTAATAGTGTTTTTGGAACAGCTTCTATTAATAATATAGTCTTTCCAACTATTCAAAATTCATCTACAAATTCTGGAGATGGTAAAATTTTAAGTTGGAATAATGGAAATTTAGTTTGGGATATTGCGTCATTCTCTGCAACAAGTTATATTGGTGTTACTGGTAGTGCAATTAATATTTACGGAACACCGGTTAATGTTAATGGTTATTCTTTAGAATTTACAGAGTCAAGACCTTGTCCTATACAAATTGGTGATATTAAGTTTGGTGAAACATTCACAAATGAATCAATAGGTGAGATGTTAAGAAGAATTATATATCCTTATCTACCACCATTATGTACATTGTCTTTACAACAACCTTACACATCTGGTTATGTTGAGGTTGGTTCATCACCATTAATTAAGTTAGACTATACAATAACAAAGAGAAGCTTGCCTACACAAACTTCTATTTTATCATATATGATACCTAGTAGTTATCCAGTGATATCAACCCCTGGTAAAGTGGTTATCTCAGGATCCGCTAGTGGTGTTATTGTTACACCAGTTACTTCAGCTACTACTTCGTTTTATATTACTGTATCTGATGGAACCCAATCAAATTCAGCAACTGCAAGTGTTAAAGGTATTTATCCATACTTTTACGGATTCTCTTCTGTTAATCCTATTACAACTGCGGGTTTAGCTTCTTTATCAAAACTTGTTGAGGCTAAGAGTAATAAAACTGTTGAAATTTATGGAAGTGGTAATTTATATTTTATGTATGATAGTGATTATCCATTATTAAATAGCATACTTGATGAGTTTGGTAACAATATAACAGGTAGCTTCTCTTCGAGTTTAGTAACACTTTCATCACCTACTGGATTATGGGCTTCTAAACAATTTAGAGTTTATCAGTGGAATTCACATCCTTTAGTTTCACCATCAGTAAATTATCAATTCAAATATTAAAAAATTTATATATAGATTATGCCAATACAAATAATAGACGGATTTCAAGTTAATACAGCACTACCAATCGACAATAGAATTGTTGCTTCAGGTTCAGCTGCAAGAAATGCTCTGCCTTATAAATATGAGGGTTTAAGAGTTTTTGATACATCGGATAGTTTGGCATATGTTTGGGTAAATGGTGCTTGGGCAAATGAAAATGCTTCAGGGGTTAATGGTAGTGGGACAACAGCTAATTATGTTCCATTAATTACATCTAGTAATGTTATTGGTAATAGTGTTATCTATCAAAATACTAATAAGATAGGAATAAACACAACATCACCTTCAGAGTTATTTGAGGTGGCGAACGGTAATATTAAAGTATCTGGAACGGGATATTTTATAGGAAATGGTCAGGCTATAACAAATCTAAATGCATCTAACGTATCTTCTGGTTCTTTACCTCTTGCTAGAATATTTAATGGTTCTACTGGTTATTTACTTGCAGGTGGCTCAAGTGGTTCTCCAGTTTATCTTGATCCAACTCAAGTTACTGTTGGTACTTCATCGACTTCTATTAATACTTCTGTTGTTAATAACAGTAGTAATGCTAGTAATTACGTTACTTTTGTGGGAAGTTTAGCTTCTCAGCCTTTGAGAGTTAATAATTCTTTATTATATAATCCTGCAATTAACTTATTAACAACTGGAACTATTAGTGTTGTTAAGATAAATTCACCGGGTGGCAATTTATCAAGTACTAATGGATCTATAATAAATCATGCTAACTTTACATCATTTTCAACAAATGCTAATAGACTTGAAATAAATACATTCAGAAATTCGGCTGGTAGTAGTTGGATATCATCTGGTCATAGAATTCAAGCTAAGGTTGATAATGAATATATGGGTTATATTCAATTTAATGGCACTGGTAATGAAACAGGTATTTCTTTTGGTACTGGTTATATGAATAATAATAACTATACTGATGCTTTTGAAAAAATGAGAATTAACTATAATGGTGTGGTTATAATTGCTGGTACAAGTAGTTATGGTAGTCCAATACAGACGAATTTAACAGCTCAGCTTTATGTTGGAACAACCCAGCCTTTGTATGGTCCAAATCTTGTTCAAGTTCAAGCTAATTCATATTCATATGATGGTTTAGTACACAGAGCTTGGAATAATACTAACTGGATATTTTCATTTCAAAATTCATCAGGTACAACCAGAGGTAATATTCAAGGTAATGGGTCTAGTGGCGTTGTATATAATACAAGCTCTGATAGAAGATTAAAGACTAGTATTGAGGATATGCCAAGTATGTATGATAAGATTAAAAATCTAAAACCTTCTAAGTTCTTTTGGAAAGAAGATAAAAAAGAAGACTTTGGTTTTATTGCTCAAGATGTTTATAAAGTACTGCCAAATTTAAGAGGTGATATGTCTAGCGACTATTTTAATTTAGATGATCCAAATTTTGATATTGATAATCCAGTAAGAAAAGATGGAACTGATCACTATTATGGACTAGACTATGGTAAATTTACACCGTATTTAACAAAGGCTCTTCAAGAAACTATGGAAAAACTTGAGACTTTAACTAATAAGATTAAGACGGCATCTTCACTAGAAGATTTAAAGAATAGTTTGTAATTAGTCTTCTAATTTTTCAAACCACCAGTTGAAATAGATAAAGTTATCTCCAACTAAATTATAGTAATCACTCTCATTTTTTATAATGATTTTACTATCATGTGATCTTATTAATTCAACTTCAATTCCTTTTTCCATTCTTAGTTGCTTACCTGTTTCCGTAGAATAACAGATTACTTCATCATTTATAAGTCTATACATACCCGGTTCTGGTTTAAGCCAAGTTTTGATAGCTTTAATTATAAGACCTTTTATTTTAATAACCCACTCTTTTGTTTGATATAAATCATAGTCTTTAAAAACTTCGGATGTTAATTCTGGATTAGAACTCATTATGTTCTCTACAACACCCCAATATTCATAATCATCAATTACGAAAGTTATATAAACATCATAATTTATATTATTTGATTTTACTATTCTAAGAATTTTCATCTTTTGAATATCTTGATGTTCTAAAGCTAATTTACTTCTTAAACTACGATAAGCACTTGTACCTGATAAATTGTAAAGAATGTCATTAATTCTTGACATTGCTTGTCTTATGGCATCTTGATGTTTATCAAATGCGTTTATAGATAATTGAGGATCATCAACATGTGTTGATATATGTGCAGAATCCGGATTCATTTTTTGCAAATTGAATTCAGTAAATTCCAAAATTAGCTTGTTCTTACGTTTCATAATTAATATATATATTAAAATATCAAAACTATTATTATGAAAATAAGAAGATTTAATGAAGATGAACAAGTAGATATCTCATCTGAGAGAGTTAATGAAATAATTGAGGAGCTTAAAGAGTTTTCTGATATTATGAATGATAAGTCTAAGTATGTTGAGGCTTTGTTAAATGAGCTTAATAACTATAAAAGTGACTCTACAAAAGGTAACGACCAAATAGATGATTCTATTGCCGCACTTCAAGTAATTAAAAAGGACGCTGATGATTCTGCTGATAAAATTGATACTGTTGTTAATAACCTATTAGACTACAACGAGAGTGGTAGAAAATATATGTACACTGAAAACAAGTAATTAAATTTATTGTATAAATTTTATGTCAATTTGGGAAAACATACCACTGTGTAAAAGAGAATCAATTACTAAGTCTTTATCTAAATTTAATAGAGTTTGGACTAGAAAACAAAAGATTAAAAGATTATGTCAATTGCAAGAGGTTGGGGCAAAGACGGTGAATCACATCGATTAGAAGATGAGTTAAAGAAAGAAACTCTTATACTTTGGCGTAAAGAACTTAGACATAAATATAGAAAAAATAAAATCAAAAGGATATTTAATGTTAATTGGTAAAAAAGGAAATTTAGAGCAAGGATACGTTTATGCTCCTTATATACCAATGACAACATCTCAAGTTATAGTTGGTTATGGTTTTAAGAATATAAGTAGAAAAAGAAAGATTAATAAGATATTTGATTTAGGTTTAGATATTAAAGATGAGTTTTCACCTAATAAATCAGTTATGAGTAGATATTCTAAACAAGTTATAAATTCTAAATATTACGGAACTATAGAAATAAAAAAACCCACTTTGTAAGTGGGTTTTTTTTATTTATTATAAGTTAGTTTATATATTGTCTTGTATTGTAGAGCTATCAACTCGTCAATAATGTTGTGAATGTGTGTATCTTCTGCTTTAATGCAAGTTCTATTTGATTTAACAAACTCTACAGTTTCTTTGAAGTAATCTAATCTGTCCTTTGATCTAGAATCAGCTGTGTCGATTACATCATAACCTTCAATTAAACCATATTGACCTTGATATATTTCAACTATATCATCAATGAATTCAATAACTTCATTATAGTAAGCCTCAAGAGCTAAGTGAGCCGCGTGAGAACCCATATCACCTTTAACTGTCCAGTGATAAACTTGAGCCATCTCTCTACTTTCTAATAACTTAGAAATAAATTTTGAAACATCTCCAGATGCTTCAGATTTTTCAGAAGTACCTTCGGCTTTTTCTTCTTCAGATTCATCATCTCTATTTTCTTCTGATTTAGATTGACCAGACATTAACTTAATCAATTCTTCTTTTGACATATCTTCAAAATTTTCAGGAAGATTTGCCTCATTTATTTTCTTTTTAACGGGTTTGAAATCGGAAAACTTTTTCATATTATCTTGTTTTATTTTATATTTTTATATATTATTTTACCGAGTTCAAAAACTCTTCGTAATTAAATTTAATTTTTTCTTTTTTGAACTGTGATATCATATCATTAGCAATCTCCATTCTATTTTCTTTATCTTTGACTTTTTTAATTATGTCGATTATTCCTGATACCATTTGATAGTCATTTCCATCAATTTCTTTTTTAATATTTGATTTAGATTCACCCATAAAAGAATCAGAAATTCTATCTTCTGTCTCTTCAATTAGTTGAATTGTGTAGTCATAACCATCTTCAACAGATGCTAGTGTTGAGTCTGCTATATAACCAGCTTCACCTTCGTTTTCAGCTGGTATAATTAATTCTATTTTCGCAAATACTTTGTAGTATTTTTGATTTGAATTATCTTCTAATATTTTAGTGAATTTTTTCATATTCTACGTCACTTTTAATTTTATTTATCTTCTTTTTAAGATATCTACCGTTTTTATTAAACTCTTTACCCCAGTAGTCAATAAATTGCTTACAACTCATTTTTTCTAAAGTTGATATAGAGATTATTGGACTGGCTTTTTGTTCTTTTAACTCATTTTTATAAACATCTACCCACATTTCTTTTAATTTATCTGCTACATCTTCTTCAGTTTCACATCCTACTAAAAGAGCATTGCCCATATCTTTCCAATTGTAATGGCTTGATATTTGATTAATCAATGATGTATAAAACATATCTGCATCGAATTTTTCCATCTCATTTGCAGTTCTCCATATTTTAAATTGACTTAGGTCTTTATCTGGATATGTATTTATGAAATAGTGAATCTCTTGAATGTTTGCGTTCATCTCATGTGACTCACTCATATAAATATATCTAATGAATTCTGTAGTCCATTTATACCATATCGCTTTTGGAAACTTCCATTTATTATTTTCTGCATAAGTTAAAGAAGTATTAAATGATCTACCATATATTGGCTTTCTATATTCACCTCTTTTAGGAGCTCTCATTGTTCTTTTATAGTGTTCGTAACAGTGGTTTAGTTCATGATATAATGTAGAAACAATACCATCTATTAATGATTTTTTATTTTCTTCATTTTTAATATCAAACATTCTCTTATTAATATCGATACCAACACTAAGTTGAATTATTAATCCATGATCAGTAACCTTTTTAACTGGTTTTATAATTTTAGAATAGTTTTTCCAATTTTTATTTCCAAATCCAGAAGCCCAGCCACCTATAGCAACGTGGTTTTCATAATTATCCCCATACAATGAGTGAAACTTCAAAGGTGTCATCTTTTTGAACTCTAATACTAATTCAAATCCAACTACTGGAAATTCTTTATAAAGTTCTTTGTCTTTGATATAAGGGGTTAGATATCTATATTTTACTTCAACTGTTTCATCTAATCTTGTTTCTCTTGATTTTAAGAATTCAGTAAAAGCATAGTAGGTTTTTCTTTGTAAAATATCAACATACAATAAGCTTGCTTCAGAAGCTCCATGTCTTTCATTGATACTAAAGTCTTTAAAATTTAAAATCCCCATAGGTGTATATATTAAAAACCTATGGGGATTTATTCTATTTTATTTAATTAGTTTAATATTTGGCTTATTTGTTTCTCTCTTAAAGACTGCAAGTCAATATCTGTCTCAACAGCCTCATAAAAACTCAACTTAACCATTTTCATGTATTTTTCAGTTTCCTCTTCATTAGCCATTGGATGTAGTCTATTTTCAAAAGAATCCCATTTATTTTTAGATTCTGGCTTACCATACTTAGTATTTAGAGACTCATTGAAATCCTCATACTCACTAACTTCTACATTTAGAGAATCTTCTAAATCGTATGAGTATTCGTGTAAAGAACACTCTTTATACTCTTTAATATTTAACTCTTTTACCTTTAGATTTGCATCTTCTTTAGAAAATACAATTAAACTTGGACTACCACCTTCAGATTCATTGTATATATTATCATCATACTCAAAACCTTTCTTCAAAATTACATACGCTTTTTCCATATTATTTTATCTCTATATTTTTCATCCATTTATTAACTTGACTTTCCGCCATTTCACAAATCTCATCTTTTGAAAATTCCATTTGTGACATTATATCAAATATCATTATTAGACAGTCTGTTGATTCTAATAGAATATTTTTTCTAATTTCTTCTTTACTCTCGTTTGTTCTTTTATAATTGACAAGTTTTAGTATTTCTGCTGATAGTTCTCCATATTCTTCACCTAGCTTTAATCCTCTTTCTATTAGACCTGGATTTTCAAACTTTGAAGCGTTTGTTACTAAATCATAGACGTAATCTATAAGTGGCTCTAAAACAGCATGTTCTTTTATCATTTCACCTTTTCTTTCAAAGTCTTCAATGAGTACTTCTAAGATAGCTACATTGTTTGACTCTTCAGGTGTTAGTTCTTTATGAAAAACAGACTCTAAATATTTTTGAGCCTGGTTGTAATCATAGATATTTTTAATTGGTTTTATTTTCATTTTTAACAATTAGAAATTAATATATAAGGAGTAAAAATATAAAGTTATATATGGGATTAATTAAAAAGTTTGATAGTTTTGTTTCCGAGAAATTAGTTGTAGAACTTAAACCAGTAAAGACCATTTCTAAGCCGGTTGAGGCAGAAATATCAGAAGAGGCCGCAGCACAGCAAGTAATTGATAGATTATCAAGAATTTATAAAGAATTACCAGCTGATAAAAAATCAGATGTGGATAAATATTTCCAATAATTAATATGAAAAGATTTTCAGATTTTATAAAAGAAGAAGTAGATTTAAGAGGAAGTAAAGGTATTCCTTCTGACTTTATGTCAAAGGCGGACCAAGAAGCAAGAGCCTCTTTAGGTATTAGACCTGATGATGAAAGCCAGATGAGAACATTATGGCCCGAATTTGAAAGAAATATGAGAGAGTCTAACCAGATTCTAACTCAAGGTTTATCACAGGCTCAGGTTAAAGAAAGAGTTGAAAAACTTGAAAAATTAGCAGAAAAAGTTGTTAGAGATAGATTTGATGAAATATTAGACTCTGCTATTAAACCAATTGAATTGAAAATTAAATTAGTTCCGATGGGTCAGGTTTCTCAAGAAATTAGAGATATTACTAATGTGCCTCAACAAGCTAAACAACCAACTGAAGAACAACAAGAAGAACAAGACGAAAAAGACGAAGAAAATAGAAATAAGGAACAAGAGGAACAAACACCGGAAGAAAGACTTGAAGGTGAAGAGACTCCTGGTACTGATTTAGTTGCAGCAGTCGATAAGAAGAAAATTCTTAATATGATTACTCAAGCCGCTGGTAAATCCACAAAGGATATTATCAGAGCATCTGATATTGTTGATGAAGGCTTACAAGAAATATTTGGTGATTCCTGGAGAAGAATTTTAGATTGTTGGATTAGAATGTCTGATATCGCAGATAAGATGGATTGGGTTATTCCTATTGGTAGAAAATCTCAAATGATGAAAGATATGCCTGGTGGAATGGCTGGTGCTTGTCAAGTTAAGTGGGAAAGTCATTCAGGTAATTTTTATGACATGAAACTTCTTTTAGAAAAAGAAGCAACTAAAATTGTTATTCATGCTACTGGTGTTGATTTTCCAATGTTAATACATGAAACAATTAAAGGTATTTATCTTTTCTTACAATCAGGTGCTATTAAAAAAGATAAAGAAACTGCTAAGATAGTTAAAGCGGCTACATCTTCTTTTTCAGATGAGGCTCAAGACTTTAGATATGGTCCTCCAGCCTTTCAAATGTTGTTAAATTTTGTAAATATGTTTCCTGAATCAAATCAATATAAAAGATTGGATACAAGAGTATTTACCATTTTAGCACTTGATAAAGAAAGAGCAATGGTTGAAGCAAAATCATCAAAGCCAGAGTTTAAGGAATACTTAGATAAAAAAGCTGATGTTGCTAGAACAGATGAACAATTTTTAGAGATAATGAAAAGTCTTTTCTCTGTATTTGATTTACAAGGTACTAATTATGTCGTAAATGAAGAAAAGTTCAATACATCTTTAGCTAAGAGAGAAATCAAAAAGATAATTGATTATATAGTCGATGATATAGAATCTTACAAGTCAGAAATTGAAGAGTGGGAAAAAGAACAAAGAGAAAGAGAAGAAGAATCTAAATATCGTCAAGAGTATAATGATGAAGAGGGAACTATAGAACCTGGTCAAGAAGAAGAATCAGATATAGATGCTTTAATTAAAAAGACATTATATGGTGGTCAAGAAGAAGAATCTCCAGAATCAACTGAGGTTGATTATACACAGTTAAGTCAGAGAGAACTACAGGATCTTATTGATGATGCCTTAGATGCAGGTGATTATAAAAAAGTTCAAATGCTTGCTCAGTATATGAAAGAAGGTAAAGAAGTATATCTAAAAGAAATTGAGAGAATAAATGAATCTCATAATTTTCATACAAGAAGAAAATAAATTTAAACAATGAAATTATTTAAGTATAACCAATTTTTAGGTGAAAAACCACTAAATGAGAATCTTGATAAGGCAAAAAAGTTTATGAAAGAAACATATTTGCTGAAAACTGTTGCTACTGATCTTGGATTTATTGAAGGTGAATTAAAAGCACAGTTAGACCATAAAGAAAAGAGAAGTCTTACTTTAGGTGATTTTACTCCTGAGCAACAAGAAGAAATTAAACAAAAGTTAAGAACTACTAAATTAACAGACCAAGAAGTAAGAACTATTGAAAGAGATCCTGAATTCTTAAAGATTAGAGAGTTATTAGGTAATCAATATATTGGTTGGACTTATCCATTTACTTATTTCTATTTTGTTGAAATGGTTTCATTAGATGAATTATTTAATAGTGAGGATTCTATATTTAATAAGTTAATTGAGTATAAAGGTTTGCTAGATAAACTACCAAAAAAGTTTGACCAAAACTTTATTGATGTTAATATTCCTAATAATGCTGAGGTTTTAATAGATGGCTTAGATTCATTAGAGGATTATAGAAAGATTAAGAAAGTATTTGATAAATTAACACCTGTTTTGAAAAAAGACTATACTGATTCACCTGAAGTTATTAAACAACAATTTGCTGAAGTTTGTAGAGGATTTGATCAATTAGGTGGTGATGATGAAGCCAAGAAAGAAAAACTTTGGAAATCATTTTTTGGTGAGGTGAGAACTATTGAAGCTGACCAAGTTATTCACGGTAGAGCATATAAGAAAGGTGACAAGAGATACTTTGGTCCTCTTAACAGATATACAAATATTAGAGAATTCATCAAAGCTGGTCAAAACTATTTGAAATCATCTGAGAATGAAACAGTATTGGCTTTCTATGATAAGATTAATAACTGTAATGATAAATATGGTGCTTTAGGTGCTGATACAGTATTTGAAGAAAATGGTATCTTAATTATTGAAGTTAAATCATTCCAAGCTAATCAATTCTTAAATGGACATACAAGACACTGTATTAAAGATTATTCTTCTCAGTGGGAAAACTATGTGGCTTCACACGATAACAAACAGTATTATATCTATAACTTTAATATTCCTCAATATGATAACCTTTCAACAATTGGTATTACAATTGAGCCTGGTCAAAGAATTAGAGCTTGTCACGCTAAAGATGATGCTGGTATCTCAAGTAGAATTAAAGATATTCTAAAAGGCTGGGAAAGAGAATATGGTATTAAAGATGACCTTTTTGCTGAACTTAAACCAATGACCGGTGAAGAAGTTGAAAAGAGAAGAAGAGCTAAAGTTGCTGAAAGAGAGATTGTTAAGAAAGGTCTTACAATTGAACAAATCACAAGATATGTAAAAGAAGATGGTGCTAACATCAATAAGGATAATTGTGTTGCTCTTTTACACGCAGTTGAGGAAAATGATTTAGATAAAGCAAAAGTAATTCTTGATTTAGGTGGTTCGCCAAACTTGAGAAGTAAAGCAGATGCTATTATTAATAAAGCAACTACACTTGATATGATTAAGTTATTAGTTGCTAATGGTTCTGAATTAACAGGTGAAGTATTTAATAATATTTGTGATGATTTAGATGCTGTTGAGTATTGCTTAAAGCAAGGATTAGATCCAAACTTTGATAACTTCCTTCCTATTAGAAGATGTGTTAAAGGCTCTTGGAAAACTAAAGATGATATTGGTGAAGGTTACTTTGATGTGATGAAGCTACTTGTTAAATATGGTGCTAAATTACAATCTGAGGGTAATAGATATATGCAACTTAAATGGGCAGCAGAATATGGTCGTTTAGATTTTATTGATTACATGATTGAAAAAGGTGTTAAAACTGGTTTCAAAGCGGCTCTTTCTTGGCTAAATCACAGTAGAAAAATTCCTGATGCTAAAAAGAAAGAAGTTGTTGCTTACTTAGAAGAGAAGATTAAACAATACGGAGAATAAAATAAAAACCCACCAATTGGTGGGTTTTTTATTAGATAGATAAGAATATTTCTTTATCACCGTTTACCTCTTGTAGTAAGTATTTCTCGCCGTGTAAGGCTTTTACTCGTTTAAGCCAATCTAAGGTTTTAACTTTTACCACCCAAACTTCATCCTTTTTGTTTTTTGTTTTTGTAATTCCTTTTACAATAACACCTTCTTTTAGATTGTAATCATTATTTCTAATAGATTCTATAAAGTCAAGTGTATAAGGTCCCTGATATACAACATCCGGTATATGTAAGTGACCAAAGTCTTCAATAAAGTTTTTTGGTGTCACAAATCCATGCTTATACATATTAACATCAAATAAAATAATGTCTTTTTTATCTGAGTCGTAATGTCTACCGGCAAATGAGTTCTCACCTACATATTCAGCAAAAACAACAAAGCTTTCAATTCTTTTATAGCTTTTGTTATCTCTGAATACTTTAGGTAAAGTATCACCATATTTATTTTTAAATAAAGTAATAGCCTCACCAAATTGTTCATGTGTTTCATCTATCATCGTGTTTCTGGTACCAAACTTATACCAACCACGTTTAGGATTCCATTCAGCACGAATATTTGAACCATCAAGCTTATCAAAAGCATAGATGTATTCGTTGAATAAACCTTTATTATAATAAGGTATTTTACAATATGTCTTCATTAAATAGTATATTTAACCATTTATTTTTATATGATGCAGCGTATGCGCCTGAGTTATTTTTTTGAAAATCATTTTTGTTTTTATATTTTAATGACTCTTTTTTACACTCCTCAAAGTTCCAGTGTCCCTTAGGTTTTCTTATAGATAACATGTGTGAGCATATTTCATTAAGCCATCCATTTTTTTGAGCAGATCGATAGGCACTTTGAGATTTCACTTGAAATTCTGATCTATATTTATATTTTAATGATTCTTCAAGACATCTATCTTTTGTCCAATATAAAGACTTATTCATATCACCAGTGCTACCTATACCACCAGCTTTTATTTTATTTAAAATATTAAAGCCTTTTGTCTTATATAGACTAATATATTCAACCTCTTTTTTTATAGCCTCTTGTATATCTATATAATCTGTTAATTTAATCAATTTAAAATCCCCGCATTTTTTTAAGTGGTTAAAAACAGTTCCTTTTAACATGTGTTGTTGATTTCTCCTTTCTATGTTTTTTGTCAATCCAACATAAATAAATTTATCAGCAAATTCATAAACATATATACATCTTTTATCGTTAACGTAGTTATTACTCATGTGTGAGAACATATAAATCCATCCATTTTTAATTATTTTTTTATACACACTTGGATTATTTGAATATAATTTAGACCTATTTCCATACTTTAAGGATTCAATATGACATTCATTTTTACTCCATATTTTTACTGGCATCATGTGAGTGCATATTTCATCTAACCAATTATTTTTTAAAGCTGACATATATGCTCCTCTGTGATTTTTTTCAAATTCGCTTCTTTTTTGATAATATGAAGCAACCCTTATACATTCATCCTTCGTCCATTTCATTTTTTTGATTTTTATTTTATATATTAAAATTAAAAAATGAAAAATTATACAATTACTACAATAAAGGATTTCATTATTTTAATTTATTTTTAATTAGTTCTGATGTGTTGAAATCGTCTCTTCTTGTAAATTGACTATTTACAATCTTAAATGATCTATCAACCCAACCATTTTTACATTGTTTAATAACAATACCTTCTCTTATACCATCTCTATAGTCAGACGATAGTTCTGATTCCATTACAATCTCATTAATGCTGTTGAATTTCATATATTTAGACTTTATGAAACTAATTTTAGTATTTGACATAAGTTCTTCAAATATATCTGTTGATAGATATTTTTTATCCTCAACAACATAGATATCAAATGCTAAAAACCAATCAGGTAGTTTATCATAATGTATTGAGTGTTGCGCAATCATCCACTCACCATATATTGTTATTGGAGACATTAACTTTTTTGAAAGGTATTTAATATCTTCGCTGTGTTCATGTATCCAATTCCAAGCTGGACGAAATTGTAGCTTTGCTGGTGTTTCTTTTTTGATATAACCTTTTCTTAGAACTTTATTTCTATTTCTAAGTATAGCTGAGTCAAGCCAAGAAACACCAACATTTGATCCATCTACTTTTTCTTGAACATAGCCCTCAAATGGTAGTTCAACATCAATCAAAATATCATCATGTGTCATATTAGATATGTTTTTATCTAAATGTGCAATCCTTGTATATTCTGGGGATATATTGTATAAATTATTTATCTGTTTCATTTTCATTTAGTATTAGTAATCTATCTACACCTATAGCGAAGCCTACTCCACCTTCATATGAACCACCGCCACAAACTTGTTTTGATGATCCTAACTCAGGACAAGCAATTTCAAATCCTTTACCACCTTTATAGTAGTCAAGTCCTCTAGTTGCATCTAGATTGATTTCATAATTTTTTGTAACTAATTCAATTAGTTTAGTAGCAATCTCAACCATTTCTTCTGAATAGTCTTTAGAAGGATTTAAAACTTCAACACCGAATTGAGTGAATTGTCTCCATCTTCCAGCTTGTGTGTTTTCACCTCTAAAACATTCACCAATGTAAAACATCTTTACATCTTTTGTGAACTTGAACTTTTCAGTTGACAATTGTTGAACAATTGCTGTGTATTCAGGACTTAAACATAAATCACGATTACCTCTATCTTTGAAGTTAAACATCATGTTTCTGTTTTCGTCTCCTACTTTAGATTGAAATGTTTCTTGTTTCTGGATAACGGGTATCATTATTTCTTGATACCCATATGATTCCAGAATTTCAATCATTTGATTGAGTAAAACTCTTTTACTTTTAGCTTTATTAGCAAAAAGGATTCTTGTTCCTTTATATGTGCTATTTAATTTGATTTCCATTTTTTTATTTTTTTTAGTCTTTGTTTAATCACTATATCATTCTTTATATCTAAAAATGTATTCACATTTAGCATATCTACCAGTTAGAAATTTACTAATTTTAGACCTATTTATATTTAAATTTCTAGATGCTTCGCTTATTGAGATGAACTCGTAAAGTAAGTTTCCTTCTCCATCATATACCAAAATAGATTTATTAAAAGCATTATTCTTTTTAATTAGATTAATTGTATTTTCTGAATATACGCCACTTCTACCCTTGTTCCAGGGAACTTGACCAATATGTGATAATGATTGTTTTCTTCTATGTTCTTCACTTCTATTTGTTTTTTTAGTTCCTTTTAAGATTTTGGACATTTTTTTACCAAAGTCAACTTTATATTCATCTGAAACTTCTCTCCAAAATTTTTTAGACCTTTCTGATATTACCTTTTTATACTCTTCACTGTATGGTTTTCTACTTGAGTTTCCACTTCCACCATTTATCTTATTCACTAATTTAAATCCAATTTCATTGAATATGTTAATGCAGAATTTTTCAAAAAAATTAGCATCTTCTCTACTCATTTCCTTCTTTAGAAATCCATAATAGTAGCCTTCTTTGTCCACAATCTCATTCCACTCTTTACTTCTTCTTGATTTTGTCTTTATTCTATTCTTTTGTCCAAATCCTATGTAAAACGGTAGGTCTGTTTCTTTAGAAATATGTATATAAACATAAAATATATTTTCTTTATTCATAATAATTTTCTATTTCATTTTTTATGTATATATTAATATTTCTACGCTCTGCTCTTTTAGCCGCTCTTTGTTCTCTTTTAAGATCATCTTTAATTCTTTTTCTGACCTTAGGTTCAGTGATATGATGGAGTTTTCTTTTTCTTTTCCTGATACTTTCAACTTTGTCTTCGTACCAAGTTATATCTTTTGTTTTCATACTTTATTTTCTAATTTTTTTAAAATAAAAAAGCCCAGTCGTTGATTGACTGGGCCATACATAAAAATGCTTAGCTGGGCTATGTCCAGTCAATCGGAATTTTGTATGTATGTAAAGTTCTCATTGTTCGTTATATATTACTTTTTAATATTGTTTATTTTCTACTATGCAAATATAGTAAATATTTTTTACTTACCAAATTAAACATATCTAGTTTTTGTAATTTAATATATAACTTATGGAAAATACAAAAGTTTGTAAAAACTGTTTAGATATTAAAACATTTGATTGTTTTTATAAAAAACCAAATGGTAAAAAAGGCTATATATCAATATGCAAAGAGTGTCATTTGAAAAAAAGTAAGAAATATAATACTAAAAATTCAGAGTCACTAAAGGAATATAAAAAACAATATAGAGAAGAAAATAAAGAATTTATCTTAAAAAAAGAAAAAGATAAAAGAGATAGTTTGACAGATTATGAAAAGGAGTTAAAAAGTTTATATCAAAAAGAGTGGAGACAGAAAAACGCTGATAAAATGAAAGAATATGATAAGAATTATTATAACGATAATAAAGATCTAATACTTACTAGAGCTTCAAAGTATAGAGTTGAGAATAGAGAGAAAATTAAAGAATATCTATCAAATTATAAGCCCATTAGAAATGAAAAAAGAAATGAAAGATTAAAAACTGATATTGTTTTTTTATTAGAGAAAAAAATTAGAAATTATATATATGAATCATTTAAGAACAACGGGTATAAGAAATCTTCAAAAACTGAAAGTATTTTAGGTTGTTCATTTGACGACTTTAGACTATACTTAGAATCAAAATTTGAACCTTGGATGACCTGGGAAAATAGAGGTCTATATAACGGTGAGTTAAACTATGGTTGGGATATAGACCATATTATACCTATTTCGTCTGCAGAATCAGAAGATGATGTGATAAGATTAAACCATTATACTAACTTGCAACCTCTATGTAGTTATATAAATAGATATATTAAGAGAGATTCAATAAATATTGATAGATGATATAAGAATCACAAAGATCTTCATATGGCTTTGGTGTAGTAGACATTGGTAGGATATCATCTTTTATCTCAATACAGTGTTTTGTCCAAAAATCTTTATTTTTTTCATTTTCAACAATAGACCTAAATATTTCAGTTTTGGTAAATTTTCCACCAGGAATACCCATATTGTTTCTCCATATGTATTCAAATCTTGCCTTTTTACCACCTATTTCCTTTATTGTTGGTTTGTATGTTAATTTGCACGCCTCCAACTTGAGTGTTGACGGAGATAGAACTGTTATATCTTCTGAAACTCTATCAAATAGTTTCTTTCTTAAAAGTGTTGAGAAGGTAACAAGGTCAATAAGGTCACCTACTTGAGCACCAAAGTTATAACCTTCAATTCCAATCTTAGTCTCTTTTAGAGGATCGATATTAGCAAGAATATCTTTAACTATTTCATCAGTAATTAAATCATAATCTTTTAATTTAACTAACTCACCTTCAGAGTAATCCTCAAATTCTCTGTATTCAATAAATTTATAAGTTACATATTGTTCGGCTGATTTGAACCACTTAGTGATTCCTTTCTTACCAAATACTTTAGATTCTCTACAATAGTTGTAGATTTTAAATGTATCACCAGAACTAACCACAAGTGCTGTTGATATTAATGAAGGGTCAATTGCGACAATATTACACATTAGCCTTATCTACTTTTATATCTCTGTTAAATTTAGAACAGAGTGGTTGTAGGTTTGTGTAGTGATTTAACCTTATTATATCTTCTTCCGATATTGCACTTGATACTGGTATTATGTGGTCTATATCCCAACCATAATATAACTCACCGTTATATTTTCCGTAATTTTCCCAAGACATCCAAGATTCAAACTTTGATTCTAAATACGCCTTGAAATCTTCAAACTCACAACCAAGTATGTCTATAGTTTTTGATTTTTTTGAATATCCGTTTCTTCTTATAGAATTACCTATCAATGACCTTATTTGACCTTTTAATTTGTAAAAAGAATCTTTATCTCTCTTTTCTTTGTTGTATCTTTTCTTATTTTCGTTAAGTCTTTCTTTATTTAATTGGTAATATATTGATTTCTTTTCTTTTATCTTATTAGATGATTTTAATCTATATTCTTTATTCTTTATAAGAATAATTTCTTTATTTTCTTTATAGTGATCTTTTGCATAAGACTTTCTACATTCTTTGCATTGATTTCTATACCCATCAATTGAATTATCTCTCTTTGTAAAACAATTTATTTCTTTATTTTCTTTACAAGTTATACATATCTTATACATACAACTATATATTAAATTTATTGCCTTTAATCATTTAATATATATGATTATGAGAAACATCAAAAAATACGAAGACTTCCTAAATGAAGAAGTCAATTTAAAGAAAGCTTTAACAACTGGTGCTTTAGCTGCTGGTATGATGTTGAGTAATCCAGTTTATTCACAGACAAAAACAAATACAACAAAAACAGAGGAAACTTCTAAAAAAGACAACCTATATTACATATCAACATCTTCTAAATCAGGTCTTAATGGACCTTACAATAAAGATCCTGTTAAAAATATTAAATTCGCAGTTACACCTTATGTTGTTGATACATTAGGTTTGAGTTTGGTAGAGTTAGAAAAAATTTATTTAAAAGCTCTTGAGACTGCCAAGATAAAACTATTATTATCTAGTAGTTTAAAAGATAAAAAAACATTTGATTATAAATCAAATGAAAATGGTATTATTGGTGGTATAGTTTCAATTGAAGAACTTCGTAGACAAGGTCCTGAATTTAGTAGTGATAAAGATTTATACATATCTTTTAGTTTTACTTGTGATGGTAATGAATATGTTGTTGGTATAGAATGTTATCTCTCTGCTGCAAAAAGTGGAAATATCCCCTATAATGCTATAGGTGTTACAAAGGTATGTTGTGGTCCTTGGGAGCCATTTGAATAACTACCACCTCTTTTCTGTATCTTTTGGTGTGTGTCCTATTTTACTTACTACTAACTCATAATAAGCATCATTTACTCCAAAATCAGATGAATAGACATAAAGATTAAACTCTTTTAGGTGTTCATTTACATCACGAATTAACTCAAATATTTTTGGCTCAACGTAATGTAAGACCGGTAAGTCACTTGGAAAATCTATATCTTTATGATTAAAAACCACAATAAAACATTTGTCATCTTTTTCTACTAATGATGATTGTAGAGAATCTTCAACATAATATTCTAGCGAAGGAAACTCATCAGTTATGTGATAAAGTATTTCGGATAAGTCTTGGTGTGTAATACCAAAATCATTTTTTAATGAAAATCCTTCAGTTATAAATTGTGAGTATTTCTTTATCATTAAAACATTTTAATTGATTGTATAAAAGCTACTTGTAGTCTTATCCAAGCTCTTTTTCTCCAAGGAAGTTCCTTGAACTCTTTTGTTAAAAAAATATCTTCTAATTCCGTAGTTCTATATATTTATTTGTATATTTTACTTATTTACCTTATATTTGTATTCTAAATCACTACAAAATGGAAGGTCGTAAACTTAAAAACTCAGATGCTCTCAAATTTATGTTTGCTGGTAAATCAATTTTTACTTTTCTGAATACTCAGTCTGGTAACCGATTTACTTTTAAGATTAAAGCCGCTAAAGATTCTAACCTTTTCTTTGTTAGTGTTCTTACACGACCTGATACATATACTTATATTGGAACTTGCATTGAAGGTAACTTCAAGCACGGTCGTAAATCCTCAATCTCAGAAGATGCTCAAAGTGTAAAAGTTTTTCAATATGTTTTAAGTAAACTAAAGGCTGGTAATTTAGCTGAGTTTATTGAGGTTTGGCACGAAGGTCATTGTGGTAAATGTGGTAAACGATTGACTGTACCTTCTTCTATTGAGAATGGTTTGGGACCAGAGTGTATTAAAACTCTTTCAAAGATGGAAAAAAGAGATAAATTTTTACAATTAATTTTGGGATAATATGAGTGCTTTTATTAGTATATTAGTTTCTTTAACTCCTTTTATTTTTATCATTTATTACTTTAGAATGATAAAAACAACAAAGTACATTTCTACCGACCTCCAAAGTGGTCAACGTTGTTATTCATGTAAACAAGATATTGAGATTGATAGTGATGAACTTCTTGATATATTAGTACATAATAAAACTAACTATCGTCTGTGTAAATCTTGTCTTCGTGATGAAAAACTTGATAATCTAATTAATAAAAACAAATCATCAAAGTTTCATAAACTAAAACTTTTACTTGTTAGTAAAGATTTTGATAAAATATCTAAAATCTTAATAGGGTCTATGGTCTTTTTACTTTGTGTTGACTTATTATTAAAGATGTTATTTGATGTAAAGTGGTTTTCTTACTTCTATAACGCTTTTTTAGCTTGTTATTGGTCAATTATGATTTATAGACATAAAGTTATTTCAATAAAAAACCCTCAGAATAATCTGAGGGTTTTAGGGCCGACCGGAATTAACACGGTTCAGTTTCCACCAACTTATTTTTCTAAATAAGTAAACTTATTCTTTTCAATGTAGTTTATTATACCACGGATGAAAAGCTCTTTAATTACAGACTCACAGGTATATGTTTTGTCGTAATAAAATTCTATGTTATTTCTAACATTTTCCATTCCAACTTTATATAAAACTTCCAAAGGAAAGTTTTTATTTTCCACATTTCTTTCTAAAAGAAGTTCTTTAACTATGTGTATCATTAGAATGGATTATTTTTTATTACTTGCTTGCTTTACCTTCTTCTGTAGATGCTGCTCTATAAGGAGTAACTAATTTCTTAATTTCACCTAAAGCTTTACGAGCTCTAGCATCTGAAACTTTACTTGTAGCTGTGTGGTTTTTTTCAAACTCAGCCCAAAGTTGTTTTAATTGTTCAAAAATTTCATTCTTGTTCATTTTATTTACATTTTATTTTTATAACCTCTTAGTATTAAAGAGGTTTTAATTATCCAAAAATATCATCAGCATCAGAGGCATCAGTGAATCCGTTTGAATCATCTTCATCACTTCCTATCATTTCATTAAACTGACTTTCTACTTTGTCCATTTCATCAATTGATTTGAAACGGAAGTAGTCATTAACAATTGGTGCCATTTTTTCTAAAACTTCTTGTGTAAAGATTTCAGAATTAAAAAGTTGTTTTGTGGTCACAGTTTTATCAAGGTGTGATACATACCATCTGTTTCCACCTGGTGTAAATTTCATCTCACCTGTTGATTTATCAACTTCCATTTTACCCTGAGCAATACCAATTTGTTCAAAAAATTCTGGACGACAAAAAGCATCTAAGCCAGTATAAGGATTTAGACCATTTAAAAAAGATATATCAAATCTAATTTTCTTAGGTTTAGCTAAACGATTCTTTTGAGTTTTGAAGAGAACAGATATACCTGACTGACCTAAGTCCATATCATCTTCTTCACCAGTTTTTAATTTAGATTTAGAAAGAAAACCTAAAACACTTGCGGAATAAACTAGACCCATCCCACCCTTGCTAATCTCTTTTGGATAGAGATCTTGTGTTAGATATGTATGATTGCAGCATACCATAGGAATATCTAAATAACCTAAATCAGAACTAATACTTCTGAAAAGAGCATTTAATTGTTTTGCTCTTGTCATATCTTGTTTAATATCCCCTTTTAGTAAGTCCGCCTTTTCTTTATTAGAAGACATCATACCAATTGAATCTAGTACAATTAAAATTTTTGGAATTTCATATCCACCCATTTTAGCCTCTTTTAACTCATCTAATAACTGAGTTAATGAGATATTGATATCTTCAACTTTGTTTGATCTTATTAATCTAAATTTATCAGTGCTATTATCAATACCCATTTTAGTGATACCCTCTAAATCAATAGAGTTTTCTGTATCAATGTAGATTACAGAGTATCCATCTTTTTGTGCCGACTTACAAATAGAGTAAGCGATAAATGATTTACCTGCCCCTGATTCACCTAATAGACCAAAAATACGACCTGCTAAAATACCACCACCAACTAATTTAGCAGATAAGGCAGCATCTAGTAAATAAACACCGGTAGAGATGTAACTCCTTTCTTTGATTTCTTTTTCAATTTGAATTGGAACGGATTTAGCGATATTATCTAAAATTGTTCCTACTTTACTAAATTCAAACTTCTTTGTTTCTTTTCCTGTTGTTTTTGCCATTTTAATAATTTTTATTTTATAATTTATATATTAATAATGAATTCTCCCCTTTTAACTTTTTTATAAATTTTCACCATATTTTTCTTAAAGGAGGAAATATAATTTAATATATAGTATATGACTAAATATGAATTTTTAGAAAAGGCGAGAGAAAAACATGGATATAAGTATCAATATCCTAATCTAAAAGATAAGATATTATCAACTGATGATATAGATATAGTTTATAATGGCGTTTTGTATAAACAAAAGGTTGTTAAACATATCCTACTAGGTAGATGTCCTGAAAAAAACACACCTGCTAAAACAACTGAGCAGTTTATTAAGGAAGCAAAGCAAGTTTGGGGTGATAAATATGACTACTCGTTGACCGAGTATAAAGGTGCATTAAAAAAATTAAAAATTATATATGATGGTATTATATTTGAACAGACTGCCTCAAGTCACCTTAAATATGCACCAGAGTTAAGAATGAATAAAGAATATTTTATAAAGCTTGCTAAGTATAAATGGGGTGATAGGTATGATTACTCACTAGTTGAATATACGGATTGTAAATCAAAGGTAAAAATAGTTCTTAAAGAGACGAATGAATTATTTGAACAGACACCGTTTAATCATTTACAATATTCACCAGAAAATATAAATAAAAGAAAATCAACAGAACAATTTATTAATGAATCAAACGCAGTTCATGATTTTAGGTATAACTATGATAAATCTGACTATATTTCTAATCAAACAAAAGTTACAATAACTTGCCCGGTTCATGGTGACTTTACACAGAGACCTTTATCACATATACAAGGGAATGGATGTCCAAATTGTAATGAATCTAAAGGAGAAAAAGAAATAGCTAAGTTTTTAGATAAATATAATATTTTCTACGAGAGACAAAAAAAATTTCATGATTGTCGTAATATATTTGAACTGCCTTTTGACTTTTACATACCAAGTGCTAGAACCTGTATAGAGTTTGATGGAAAACAACACTTTCAACCTATGAAGTTTTTTGGAGGATTAAAAGCATATGAATCTCTTAAAATAAATGATAAAATAAAAGAGAATTATTGTGAGGATAATTACATAAATCTTATAAGGATAAGATACGATCAGTTTGATGAAATTTACCAGATATTGTGGAATAATTTAAAGAACTTGATAGTTCTTAACAATAAAATCAACTAATTCATCGCAGAATTTTTGTATATCTGCTTTCATATCATCTGTGATTTCAAATGATTCTTTCATGTATTGAGATAAAAACTTAACCTTATCAAAGTCTCTATCATCAAGAGCTTGGTCAATAAGTGCGTTTATTTCAGACTTAGACATATCTTCATAGTCTTTTTCTTTAGCTTGCTTCCATTCTTCACCTTCGGATTCTGCTGACTTTTTAATAGCTTCTAAAAATTCTACAAAGAAATCAAGTGACTTATCAAGTCCTTCCTTAAATGATTTTTCAATAAATATTGATTTTGAGTTTTTTAATGATTTATCAAATTTTTCAAGAACTAAGTCTTTAAATTCTTCAGATAAATCAGGATTAGAATTTACAGATTGAACAAACATATTAAACAAAAGCTCAATTAAGCTATCAGCTCCTTCACTTAGGTTTTCAACATCACCAGTCATTCTTATATTTTTCTCCATAGAAAAAATAGGTTCTAACATAGCATAAAGTGATAATTTAAGATTTTCAAGCTTTCTCTTGAAATCATCATCATCTTTAATACCTTCTAAAAATAGTTTATATGTTTTAATTCTTTTCATAATTATTCTTCTGGTTTTCCAGGTATTTCTAAATATTGGTCTAAAACTTCTTTAGTTTCAATATCTGATTCATCGTATTTTACTTCATCATCATATAAACTTACCTTCTTATCAGAAATAAGTTTTTGTAAAAGAGGTTCTTGATTAAATAAACCAACTTCTTCATCACTAAGTTTTATAGTCTTTGTGTGTGATTCTTTAATGAAATCTGCGTACTTCTTTATCATAATCTGCTGTTGTTTGTGGTTTTATTTTATAATATAATATAACTGCCAATATTAAGATATTAGTAGCATAGTTTAATAATAATGGTAAATCTAATTTATCATACACATAAGCAAGTGCGAATATTTCACCAAATGCCCAAAGTAAAACAAATCCCCATGAAATACCATATGAGTGTTTGTCTTTGAATGATTGCCAAGCCTGTGGAAGACCACATATAGCTAAACATATAGAACCTAACCAACCAAGTATTTCAAAAATTGACATACCTTTTGTTTGTTCTGATATACCGGCTGATGATAACTCAGATAAGTCTTTTTGTTCAATTTTATAATTATACTTAGATTCAACGTGACTAGATAGTCTATCAAATAATTCTTTATATTCTTCTTGACTACCTGATTCTAATTTACTTTGAATCTCTTGTAATATATTACTTAACTCTACATCTTTTGGTGTAAGTTCTGTTTTTCTAATATCTGATAATTCAATTACTTGATTCTTTGCAACAACTACACCGTCTTTAGCCATTGGATTTGTTAGCTCAGTTTTTATGGGAACTTGTGCTTGTAAGTTTGGAGAACTTGCTAATAAAGAAGCACCAAGTGTCGCACCAAGTATTCCTTTTTTCAAATCAAGTTCTTCTTTTACTTTAGTAACTTTTACTTTAGGATCTGGCATCCAACCAAAAGTCTTTTTAGAAGGTTTTGGATTAAAATTGGACTTAATGAATTGATTATATGTTTTAATATTTTTCATTATGATATATATTAATTTGATTTAACAGTTTTTCCAAACCAATTTGAACTTGTTATAAACATCTCACAAAAAGATATTTTATAATCAATTGGATTCATCTCATCATCCATTATCCAACCTTTGTAAAATCTAATTTTATCCATTCTATTATTATGACTTTTTTCAGGTATGTATATCTCTACACTATATCCTTTATCTGTCATAAAATCTTGTATTCTTTCTAAAGTTTCTTTTATATCATATATATTGAATGGTGACCTATAGCCTTTTCTAAAATCATCAATAGTTACTTTAATTTTAATTTCACCTCTTTTAAAAGAAGGTATTTCATCAGCTTTAGTTCTAAAACCAATATCATTTAGTTCTAAGCAAATATCTCTTATCTCTTGAACCTCTGGTTCTTCTTCAATTAATGATTCCTCAACCGGTTCATCTTCAATTAAATCAGCCGCCTTATTAATATTAACTTTAATTCTTTCAATTCTTCTGGCTTCCTTGTCATTTTCATATACTGACTTAACTAACTCAGCTAATTGTTTAAGAATCTTTGGCTTTGCTTTACAATTTTCCGGTTCACCTTCACATATAACATTTAAGCCATAAAACTCTTTATCACTATATCTTGCTAACTTTTTACTAATTAAAAGATCTTGAGATTGTTCATCAAATCCATTTCCTCTCAATGAAATAACAGACCATAATTTAATAGGTGTATCTTCAAAATCAACTATCCATTTATCAATTTCAAAGTTATTTCCCTCTCTATTTCCAGGATCATAAGTTATCTTATATGGTGAAATACCTTTAACCTTTTTTAGACGAGCAATATACTCTAAAGCAATCTCATCATCGGCTGATGGTTTGCTTTTGAAAAGGTCAAAAAATCCTTCATATGTTTTAAGACTTCTCACTATTTTGGTAGTTTTATTTTTATTGTAATATTTCTTTTTCTATTAGGTGAATCTGTTTTACTTATTGTTTTGCCAATCATTGTCATAAATTCTGACCACTCTTTATCACTGGAACTACCTTCATCAAACCCCCAACCAATAAAAAATGACATCTTACAATTATAAATTTCTAATTTAGATTTACAATCTAATAATAGCTCATTTACTTCATTGTCCGATATTGAATTAGGTGAGTAAGTCATTTCAAATGATATTGCTGATTTATTACCTGAGAAATTAAAGTCTCCAATTTTATGATTTGATACTTCTGATTTTCCCCAAATAACATCATCTGATGCAAAAATACCACCTAGTATATTACCTTTCTCAATTCTTGACTCGTCAATAATATCATATAAACATTCAATAATATCGTTATATGTTACTTCAACTTTTTCCTTTTTTTTGAAAAGGTCAAAAAATCCTTCGTATGTTTTTAAGTTTTTCATTTGAATTTATTAGGAAAGATGTGTCTCCATTCATGTCCTTGAGGAACATCAGATGTTTTTACACCAAATATCTTTTTTTCTGGACAAGTATCTTTACCGTCCATTAAGAAGTTGTTATTACAAGCCCAAACTTCAACATTTCTTTGTAATAATTGACCAACTGAAAAAGGAAATCTAATACCAGTTTCATTTTCAATATTAGTAATTCTACCATCCGGTGATTTAGTTACAACTATTTCCAATCTTGGGTTTCTTTTATTAGTGAATTTAACTTCTCTTTCGTGTAATCCTTCATCAATTAAGTCCGCTGATGGATTAATTTCAGTTTGTATTCTTTCAATTCTTTTTCTTTCTCTATCCTCATTATAGATTTTATCTACTAATTGAAATAATTTTTTACGATAAGATTCTTTGGATCTAATTCTCTCAGCTAATCCTGAGTTATTACCAATAAAAAATTTCCAAGGATTTTTACACTTTTCATAGCCAACCATTACTCCGTTTTGATTAACTAAAGTGTGTCTATCATTTGATATTACAATGTCAACATCATCAAATCTAACTAAATATATTTTACTGAAATATTCAGTTTCTTCGTTATTTCTATGATCTGGTGTTGGATCGCCTACAAATTTACTCATCCAAGATGGTAGTTGGGCAGCGGTATTCATTATCTCATCTATCTGATAAGGATTTCTGTCTTTAACTTTTTCAAGACGGTGTATAATATCTAGTGTGATTTTATCATCACCGGTATCTTTCTTAAAATAATCTAAGAAACCTTCGTTATATTTCTTTAAGTGTTTCATTATACTATTTATTTATTTTCAATTATCATGAAATCAAACTCGCCATTTTTATGAGTTGATAATAAAAAGAAATAACCCATAGACTCAATTCTATATTGAACATCTTTAGTTATTTCAAAAAATTTATATAAATTATTATTTGGTACACCAAATACTCTTTGATTATCACCTCTTTGTATATCGGTTGCAAAGTAACCATCTTTAAAAAATTCACTAAAAGAAACTTGAATTCCTTTATGAAGATTTGGTTGGCTTTCCCAATAGTTAGCCGGAATGTTGACAAATCCTTTAGTCAATTCATTACCAACTGGCATGAAATCTTGACCATCAAAAATCTTAAATGCTTTATATTTCAATGTATATTTAGCGTCACATTCTACATACTCAGATAAAATGTCGTGGAGTATTGATTCGTCAGAGAAAATATCTTCTTCGTTTGATTCATTGAATTTTTTTAAGTGTTTCATTAACACTATATATTAAATTAAAGACATGATAAATATCTTTCACCCCTATCACACAGTATAGTAATAACTCCACCTTCCTGATATTTTTAGAAGAGGTGTTTTACCGACTTCGGAAGATAATTTTTCCATTAAAAAGAAATAATTTTTATGTTTTATATAATTTATAAAATGTTTTTTTTGATATTTTTAGCTTTTTTATTATGTCAGAGTTTTTAAATCCAACTCTTTGTAGCTTCAATATCTCATCTTTTACTATTATATATTTTTCTTGCCTTGTTAGTCTATCTTCGTCTATGTTATCCCATTTTCTCTTCATAATAGGCAAATTTAATCTAAGGCATTCTTTTTTTATTTTCCTTAAAAGTATGTTATTTGATATTGTTAAAATTGAATATCCGTCATTTCCTATTCTAGAATATGTTTTTTCTTTATTAATCAAGAAATATTCATATAGAAAATTTTCAATAAATAATAAATTATTTAACCATGATTTATGAAGATGTATTCTTATATTTGAATCCTCTCTTTTATACACTTTTGATATATTACCATCACCATCAATGATTCCAATTATCAGAGAGAATATCAATTCTTTATTGAATGTGTATAAATTGAAGTTCGGAGGATTATATGTCTTTTTTGGTCTAATCTGAAATTTTTCACATATTTTAGGACAAATTTCTTTATTTTGTATAGAAACTAAGCACATTTTATCATTGATTATTATTTTCGAACATTCAATATAATTTTTAAACTTTTCTAAATGGTTAATATCCTTAGTGGATAATATTATTTTTATTCTTTCGCCGTTTAATATAGTACCATCTGCTAGTATAAATCCTATCCAATAAAAACTCTCTAATTCATCATTAATCAAAATAGACATATCAGAATCTCTGAGAAAATCATAACTCCTACTTAAATTTAGGCTATTTGATTTTAACTTTATTGAATCCCAACTCCTGTTTGGTAATAGATTTACTAAATCCTCTTTGATCATATTTTCGTAATTTTTTACAACTATATCTATTTCATCTTCTGTCCATTTTAGACAGCTTTTAATTTTATTTGGTAGTAACTTTTTTCTTTTTTTCCTTATTGAATTCCAATTTCTATTAATTAATATTCTCAATAAGTCTTCTTTACTTTCATAAGTCTTTAAAATCTCTATTTCATCTTCTGTCCATTTCATATAAAGTCTAATATTTATTGTATATATAAAATTTTGTCCTCTTCCTTTCATGTTAATCAAAAATATACTATATTTGTGTTATGAAAAATATATGGTTCACAAGTGATACTCACTATTCTCATTCCAACATAGCCGGTGAGTCTGTTTCTCGTTGGCAAAGAGGTTACAGAGATTTTAACTCTGTTCATGAAATGAATATGGCACTTGTTAATGGTATTAATAAATATGTAAAGGAAGATGATATTCTTTATCATCTTGGTGATTGGAGTTTTGGCGGAGTTCATAATATATTTCAATTTAGGAACCTCATTATTTGTAAAAATGTACATTTAATTTTAGGTAACCATGATCAACATATTGTTGATAAAGAAATAAAATATCATGACACCTCATTTAACCCAATTGAACTTTTTTCATCTGTTCAAGATGTTTTAACTTTGAATATAGGTAAGACAAGATTATTTCTTTCTCACTATTCACACCGAGTTTGGTTGGGTAGTCATAAAGGTGTTATACATCTTTATGGCCACTCACATGGTTCAATTCCTGATTATGGAAAGTCAATGGATGTTGGAGTTGATGTTGCTTTTAAGAAATTTGGTGAGTATCGTCCATTTAACATTGGTGATATTACTAACATAATGTCTAAAAGAGATATAGAGAAGATAGACCATCACGGGGATTTGTAATGAAGTATTTACAAAATAGATTAGCAGTATTAAAAATAATGCTTAACTCACATTATGGTGAAGGTAAAATTATTAGTAATGTTTATGAGGAAACTTATAAAATAAAAAAGAAGATTTTTGTTATAAAAAGCCGAAGAGAAAAAATAAAAAGAATATTCAATGACTGATAGATTTGAATTGGGTGATAGAGTGGTTTGTATTAAAGAATATGAAACACTTAAAGTTGGTTCACACTACCGAGTTAATGGTAGTGGTGATTTGAGTTGGAATGCTGCTACTGATAAAAAGGGTTATGGATTTATGATTGAAGATCAAAATTACCTATATGTTTTAGGGGTAAAAGATAGTTGGAAGCTACCATATGAAAAACAGATTAAATATTACTATTTCACCGAAAAAGAAATGGATGAATATTTTATTACAGAACAAGAAGATTATAAAGCTTATTTAAGAGACCAAAAAATAAAACAAGTATTATCATGAGAGACGTGAAAGGATTTTTTAAGCTTATGGATATAAGTGTTCCTTCTTATGAACACTATGATTATTATGTAGAACAACTTTCAAAAACCGAAAAGTGGAAAAATATAAAAGAACTTATTAAGTTGTTTGAAGATGCTGAAGAAAAGTATGGCGATCTTTATGAATATAGGTTCAAAAAAGCCAATGAAATTATAGAGTATTTAAAAAATACAAGAGCTTATAATGAGCTTATCTATGATAATTTAATTCCTGATTACCCTACAACTAAAAGCTTTGAGTATTCAGAGCATAAAAAGTATCTTTCTATTGATATTAGAAAAGCTAACTGGGTAGTCTTGAAAAAGTATGATCCTGAATTTGCACCAGAGTTAGGAAACTCATATGATGATTTTATTTCTAAATTTGATGTACCTGAAATATTCAACCATTCTAAACAGCTAAGGCAGTTTATTTTTGGTAATATCAATCCCAAAAGACAAGGCAAGGCTCAACGAGTTATTGTCCAAGATTTAATAGACCGATATGCTCATTTGAACCTTGATATAGCATGTATTAAGAATGATGAAATTATTTATTCTTTTGATACACTTGACCAAATAACTGAAATACTAAATTCAGTTGATACAGAAAAGTTTAAAACTAAACTTTTTACTGTTAAAAGAATAGAAGATTTCCGAATTAATACATACCTATCTGAATCAGGAGAAGTTCTATACAGTGAAATGGTTGGATGCAATGGCAACTTGTTTTTTCTTTACTTAAAGAAATACATACTAAACGAACCTTTAGATATTAGAGACTTGTATTTTAGAATGGATGGTAATCTTGCTATCTGGAGTGTAGAAGGATTAAAAGTTAGCTTATGATTAGGATAAATATTTATTATAAAGGACAGCTTTCTGATGGATTTAATATACATACTGGTAGCAAAATAAACACCATTGATGATGCAAGGTATGTTGTTATATCACATCTTGATAAATTCTATTCTGATGTTAAGTATAAACTAAATTTATTTAGACCACATGATGGTCAATCAGAAATAAACTTATACTTTGAAGATGATTTGGGTTTATCAAGAGAACTTAAACTAAGACAAATATTAGAAAATGATTGATATTTTTGATAAAAAGCCTATTGATAAGACAAATGTAGTTTGTCACTCTGGTGGCGCACCAGGTGCTGATACTGTTTGGGAAACCGACGGTTCACTATTTAGTGTTTCTACCAGAGCTTATTCATATAAGACTCCAAAACATCAATCAGTCAACAAAGTTGAGATATCTGATGAAGACTATAAGGAAGGTATAGTTGAAGTCAATAAGGCTAATAAATGGTTAAATAGATACGGGATTCATAAATATATGAATCTCTTAGCACGCAACTGGGCTCAAGTAAAATACTCAGAACAGATTTTTGCCATTGGTACTATCATCAAACCTGGTGACAAAAACACAAAAGGTTACTACAATAAGGGAAAATATGAAATAGTTGATGGTGGTACTGGTTACGCTGTTATGATGGGTATAAACAATAAACGTGATGTTTTTGTATTTGACCAAACTAAAGATAAGTGGTTTAGATGGTCATATTCAACAATGAGTTTTATTGAAATGAAAGATATTCCTGAAATAACCACTCAGAATTTTGCTGGAATAGGAACCAGAGAAATTAAAGCTAATGGTGAAAAAGCCATTAGAGATGTATATGAAAAGACATTTAAAAATAAAATATAGAAATGAAAACAATCCTAACAAAAGAGGGTAAAGTGAAAATTCAAGAAGAGTTGAATTTTCTTCTAACAATAGAAAAGAATAGAGTTATAACTGAACTTGCGGATGCTCGCGAGGCTGGACAACTTGAAGAAAATACTCAGTACTTAGTAGCTAAAGACGAGTATGAAAAGTTACAATCAAAAATTGAGAAACTGCAATCTGTTTTATCAAATGCTACAATAGTTGACTCAAATGACTTAACAACTGATAAGGTAATGATTCTATCAAAAGTTAGAGTATTAAATACTAACAATGGTAAAGAAATGACTTTTAGTATTGTTCCTGAAAATGAAATTGACTTAAAATCTTTTAAGATTTCACCAAATAGTCCGATTGGTTCTGGTCTAATGGGTAGAAAAGTTGATGAAGTTTGCCAAGTAAAAACACCAGCCGGTACATTTGAATTTAAAATTCTTGAAATATCATTATGAAAAAATTAATTAGTTTTGACTTTGATGGTACTTTAGTTGATGAGTTTGGAGGACACCCAATGAATAGTCAAAAAGATGAAATCCAATCACTTGCTAAAAAGTATATTAGTCAAGGTCATGAAGTTATAATCGTTACAAAAAGGTATGGTCCTGAAAATCCACACCTTGGTCTTAAAAACGAGCATGTAGAAGTATATGAATTAGCTAAGAAATTAGGAATACAAAGAGTCTATTTTACAAATAGAGAATGGAAGTTTGGATATCTAATGAACTTAGGAGTTAATATGCATTTTGAAAACTCTGATAGTGAGATTGATTACATGAATAGAGCATTTGAAGAACAAAATTACAAGTGCTTAGTTGTTCCTGTAGAAGATCCATATTGGAGAGATTTAGTTTATTAAAATAAGTTTACTATGATAAAGATGCCAGATAAGATTTATGTTGATAAATCACCAATACACGGCTGGGGTGTTTTTGCCAAGGAAAAAATACTAAAAGACGAAATAATTGAAGAGTGTCCTATTCTTACCTTACCAATTAAAAAAGATGAGAGTACTTCTCTTCTAATTGACTATAGGTTTAATTTTCCAACTGGTACACAAGATTGGACTGAACAAGTTATTCCTTTTGGTTATGGTTGTCTTTATAATCACTCAAATCAACCAAATGCTTATTGGTGTTCTATTGGTGTTAAGAGAACATTTATTTTTGTCGCTTTAAGAGATATAGAACCTGGTGAGGAAATATTTACCTATTACGGTGATGATAACTATTGGAATGATGGTAGAACACATACTGAAGTAAAATGACAAAAGAAGATTTTATAGAATTTATAAAAGAGTTAGGTTTTACTCAAACTTGGAGGTCAGAGGGTAATTCCTTTTCTATGGCAACTGATGTAGTTGGACTACCAAACTCAAACTATGCAGCTTTTGCTGACCAGTTAAATATAACTATAAGTGATGATCATGATTTGTTTCAATTATCACTTTCACAAATGAGTTCACACATGATGGGTGGTAAAAACTTTGGTAAATTTAGTTTGAAGACATTTGGTGAAAAAAACGACTTTCAAATAGAGATATTTATGAGTTTTATTAAAGGCTCATTTAAAAAGGCACCTGATAGTATTATTCAGTTTATGAGAGATAGAAAAATCTCCGATATTTTAAAATAATTTCATATATTTGTGACTATGAATGAAGGCGATGTAGTTATAGAAATGACACCGTTTATATTTGAAGATGGTAATACCTACTACTTTCAGATATTAAAGCGTAGTCACTCTAATGATTATCATGATATTTATGTATATGAGAAGATTAGAGAAGAAAAAAGCTTTTTTGGTATAAAAAGAGTTAATGAGTATTTTAAACAGATTAATAAAAGTCCAGAATTGGTATCAGTTGATTTAAATACTGATAAAATTAAAAGAGATATCAAAAAAATATTGATAGCAACAAAAGCTTTTCACCAATTGAAAAATTGGGATGGTTTTGTTGGTGATATACCTAGTGATGTAAAAGTGGCTCTTAAACGAGAGAACTCTTTGAAAAACATTTTAGGTGAGTAATATATACATTATGATTAAATTTAGTGAAATGGTTAGTGAAAATGTAAGTGATAAATCTAATTTTAAGTTAGGATTAGATGTACATGGTGTTGTTGATGCTCTTCCTGAGTTCTTTGCTTTTTTAGCAGACTCATTTATTAAAAATGGAGGAGAAGTACATATTTTAACAGGTGGACATTGGAATGAAGAATTTGAGAATCAACTAAAGTCTTTAGGTATTAAATGGACTCATAAGTTCTCAGTCTATGATTACTTGATTGAAAAAGAAACCGGAATAGTTGGTGAAATAGAATTTCCAGATGGAACTATTCAAAAGAAGTTTGAAGATGGTGCTTGGGATAAAGTAAAAGCAGAATATTGTAGACAGAATAATATATCACTTCATATTGATGATACTCTTATCTATAATGATTTCTTTACAACACCATTTGCTAGATTGTGGTCACACAATCAAAAACCTAAAGCATCTCATAAAGATGTTAGACATTTAGACTAATGATTAATAAGATTAATAAATTTTTTGAATTTAACCCTTACGAAAGCAAAATGAAACAATCAGCTGGTGTTATAATTATTTTAAATAATGAAAAAATATTAATTTGTCATCCATCAAATGCTAAGTGGATGGCATCATATTCATTTCCAAAGGGCGGAATTGATGAAGGTGAAACTATTAAGCAAGCTGCTATAAGAGAGTTGTTTGAAGAAACATCAGTCCTTGTTGACGAATCTAAAATATCAAAAGAGCCTTTAGTTCTTGATTACATGAACTACAAGAAAAAAGATTTAGTTTATAAAAGAATATACCTTTACACTATGTATATTAATGATGTTTCTGAAATTGGATTAGACTCTGAGGTAATTCCTAAAGAAAAACTGCAATTAGAAGAAATTGACTGGGCTGGTTTTGTAACTAAGGAAGAAGCTAGAGTTAGACTTTTTCATAAGAGTGTTCCTATACTTGATAAGATTTAAACAAATCTTAGTTATTTTGGTATAACTAAAAAATAAAATTTAGTTATGCCTTTGCCATATTTTAATAATCCTAATAATGTTAATTTAAATTCTGCTATTAATTCTATTCCTTTTGCTATGAATTATCAGGTAGAAGAAAAAATTGAACTTGATTTAAATAATCCTATATTTGTAGCTTATGTAAATACAAATGGTCATAGTAGACAAGCCGCAGAAGAACATTTACATAGTGTGAAAAAAATGTTTAGTGTTTATAAGAATATAACTGTTTGGGTTATAGCTTCTAATGAAACTAGAATTGAGTGCGTTTATGATGGTCAATGTAGAACTCGTGATATGGAAATAAGTGACCTAATAAAAGAAATAAATACAAGGATAGATATAATGTCTAGATCAAACTCTTTTGACGATTTCAAAATTAACATTAGAGATTGGCGAATAAATGAACTTGTAAATGGCTCACAGGAAAAGTAAAATAGAAATACTTGATAAAATAATAACAAAACAAGAAATTCAGGAAGGTCTTGAATATGGTTGTTGGTGGGATTATGATGATTGGGACTATCATGATGATTATTGTGACTGTTATGCTTGTATGCCAATTGACTACGAATACTTACCTGATGAATTTCAACCTAAGTCAATTACACATATAAGCAAAAGAGGCATTAGAATAACTGAACACACATTTTCACCGGGGAAGCTTATAGATATGACTTCTATTTATTCTAAGGAAGTTTTAAGACAAAAAAGAATTAACCATATTTTAGGCATAGAATTAATGGAAAATTCTCGTCCAACTTTAGCTGATATTTTGAATATTAAAAAATAATTCGTATCTTTGTATAACAAACATAAAAGATATGGATACAACAACTGTAGTTTCGGATGTTCTTGATAAACAAGATTTAGATGTTAATTTGGTTGGTGATTTTCTTCAGATGGCTGAAGATTATAAGTATCAAGTCTTAATGGATGAACTCAACGCTGAGTTAAATTCTTAAAATTAGGATATTTATTATTCCACTTTTCTATATCTTTAATTAATTCTTCTATAGAAATTGAGTTTTTAGTACCTTTAGATGAATTTTTTGTCTGTTGTATCAATTGACAATTAGCTGGGTGTGATATTATACTTGGATCTATTTTATTTTCAAATCCATATTTAACTGATACTTTGTGGTCCCTACTCACCCCAATTGGATTATCACCATTATTTTTTGCTTTATACCACCCAAAGGACTCTATTAGAGTAAAATCAAATTCTTCTTTGAAGTCATTTAAATTGAAATTAAATGAACACATTTCTCTATAGTCTTGATAATTTTTATCTATATCTTTTGTTTTAATTTTTCTTTTTCCAGAAATTAAACTATATTGATAAGCTTCTTTTAGGCTTCTAAATTTTATCTTACCTTCTTTCTGAGCTTTTAATATTTTTTGAGGTGTAATTTTAAATTCATTAATAATATCTTTATATGTTTTACCCGAATCATATTCATCTTGTAATTTACTCCAATTTATTGTCTCACTTTCTTTGTGTTTATAATTTGTTGAGACTTTTATATTTAATCTATTCATTTTCTTTCTTACAGAATCAATTGATCTATTTAGTTCCTTTGAAATTTCAATTATATTTAATTTATCTTTTGTCATACTTATTAATTTAACTTCCTCATCTTTTGTCCAAAATAAATTTCTACCATTATACTTATTCATTCTTTTTAATTTTTTGTATATTGATAGTTCACTTTTATTTAACTTTATTGACATTTCTTTTAGAGAAATATTTGAGTCATAGAGTAAAACTAAATTATTAACTTCTTCTTCTTTCCACATATAAGTATATATTAAAAATATACTCCTACATTTGACCATTAGGACATTTTTAACTATTTTTGTAAAAAATAAAAAATAATATGGCAAAGGTTCATACCAATTTTCTAACTACAGATGAACTAAAATCTGAATTTCGTGATTATAAGTTGAAGGTTTTAAGTGGTGAGATTAAATTTACACCTTTAAATTATCCTTTAGATAGTGTTTATTTATCCTCTAAAAAGCATAAAGATTTACTTTACTTTATTTCAGACACATTTCCTAACGATATTGTTAGTGGCTCATTAGCTTTAAGCTTGTTTGGTCTTTTGCATAGACAAACAAATGATATTGATATTATCATTGATGATAGAAATCGTTATGATAAGTATGATAAAGATGGATATGCTGATGATGAATTCTCAACACCTAATAGATTAGGTTATAGAGAGTTCAAGTATAAAAAAGGTATTTTTACTTCTGAAAAAGAATACATTGTTGATTTCTTTGAGAATGTTGGTGCCTCTTTTATCACAATTGATTTTGGTAGTAGGAAAATCAAAGTTCATAATCCTTTAGAAATTATGGATTATAAATTAAATATGGCTATCAACTCTAAAGTTATTAGATCTACTTCTCGAAAACATAATGAAGATTTGACTCAAATTTTTGGTCAAGCTCCTTGGCAAGTTAAATAGTTTTTCTTATCTTTGTGTTATGGCAAAGTACCTCAACTATCGTTATATTTTTCCTCCAAGACCTAAGAACGCAATTCCCGATACGGAATTAAACTTCTGGGATAATGGTTCGTTGATTGCTCAACCAAAACTTAATGGTTCAAATTGTGTTATCTTTACAAATGGTGTAAAGACAATTGTTATGAATCGTCATAATCAAAAACTTACTAATTTCAATATATCTGATAATGAAATCAAAGACATTTATCGTGGAAATGGTTGGATGATTTTGAATGGTGAGTATATGAATAAGTCTAAATCGGACGAAAACTCTCAAGTATTTAATCATAAGTTTGTAATCTTTGATATTCTTGCCTTTGATGGTGAATATCTTGTTGGTAAAACATTTGAAGAAAGAATTAAACTACTTGATGAATTATATGGTCAAGTAGATTCTGAAAAAGAATACCTTTTCAAAGTAACTGAAAATGTTTATCGTGTAAAATCTTATTTAGCAAATTTCAAAAATATTTTTGATAGACTAACTCCAATTGATATGATTGAGGGTTTAGTTATGAAACGTAAGAACGCACGTTTAGAATTGGGTACTTCTGAGAATAATAATACTAAAAGTCAGTTGAAATGTCGTAAGGCAACCAAAAACTACAAGTATTAATTTAATATATAAGAAAAACAATTAAATTAACGTGGATAAGTTCTCAAAATTAAAACCGAAATCAGAGTTTGAACAAGATAAAGAAAAAGTACTTTACCAAGACAATCATTTTCAAATAGTTCAGTTTGAGGACTGGTCAATTCTAAAAGAAAGAGACGCTGTTGTTTGTATTCCTTATTTGATTGAAACTAATCAAGTAGTTTTAAGATATGAATATATTCCTACGTTTAAGTATGCTGATGGTCAAGAATATCATCTAACTTTAGTTTGTGGTGGTATTGAACAGGGTGAAACCGTTGAGAAGGCTTTGAGAAGAGAGCTTGAAGAAGAAGCGGGTATTGTTTTAAGAGAAGACTTTCAATTTGAAGAAGTTTTAAAGCCACTTTTTATTAATAAAGCATCGGCTAATAAATATTATCCTTATATCTTACCTCTTAATGAAAGAGACTATCACGAGGTAGTTGCTAAAGGTGACGGTTCTAAAGAAGAGCAAATGTCTAAATCTGTTAAGGTTGATGCTAAATATATTAGCTCGTTAAATGCTTCCGATTTGATAACAGACTATATGTTGTTAAAGTTGAAAGAGTATTTGAATGCTTAATTTTTTAAGTATCTTTCTAAATCTCCTTTTATTTCTCTATTAAGTGCTTTTGAATCTACATCACCGTAGTCTGAGAAATTTGGATCCATTCTATAAGTGAAGTATTGTTCTCCACACCATTGTTTGAATATATCAACTAAGCTATTACCTTTTAATCTTTCAGCATCTTCATTATCTATCCAATCATTGTTGTAAGGAATAGTATAAAATGTATCAATATCTTGATACTCTTTTCTTGTTTGAGTACCGTCAGCATTTTTTTGAGTGTAGTATTTAGTAACCTCTCTCTTTTCCTTTGTGAATGTAAATTCTTTTTCAACGATTTCATCAAATTCATCAAGAATTGATTGATAGTTTGCATCAACGTGAGCATTCATTTCCCAATCACCAATAGTTTGTTTAACCTCTTGACAGATTTCAGAATCTTTACACATTGATTTTAAAGTTTCATAGAATCTCTCTTTTAGTAAAAACTCAATAGCTTCTTCTTCAGACATACCGGCTATGTTATCATTCTCAATTTGCTCTAAGCCACCCATTTCTTTAATCATAGCTTTAACTAATAATTGAGCATTCTCTTTATCTAATGTATATTGAAACATTGATACAGTATCTGGTTGATAGTCAGATCCGTAATAGTTATCATACATATTTTCTTCACCTTTTACTAAAATATCTTTATAACTGGAATCTCTTGATAACATAATATCAGACATATCTTCTATATCTAATTCGACATAAACTTTGTCTTCTTTTATAATAGCATCTGACCAATTGTAATATTCAACAAGATCTTTTTCTTTGAATGTAACTGTTTCTTTACATTTAGCAAAAATAGCAATATAATCACCATTTGCTTCTAATAATTCAGGTTCTGATGAATTCCAATTATCTGTATAGAAAAAACCACCTTTAATTTCTATTTCATCTACATCTCCAAGATTACCATCTTGGTCATGTATTGATATTTCTACATTAGCTTCTTCTTGTATAATTGAACAAGCAAATTGAAATGTAGAAGTAACATCAGTGTCTTTAATCTTACGACCGTATGCTTTGTGAATAGATATCCAGTAGGCAGGTATAACCTCATCACCTGATTTAACCTTTTCCGTAAAAACATCTTTTTCGGTTTCTACCCATTCACCATTCTTATAAGCACCTTTTTTAACTTTTTCTGAAAAGCCGAATTCTACTGAAACATAATATCCAGCATCTGTTATCTCTAACATATATTCTTCAATATCTTGTTCAGTGAGTTTCCATAACTTACCTTCCTCAATATCTTCTTTGAGTGATTCTTTAATAAAGTGGATATACCTTTTAAGTTTCATTAGTGTATATATAAAAAAAGAGAGACCATTTTAGTCTCTCTTCTTAGCTGTTCGTTTATTTGTTTTAGATTTTAGATAGTAGTTCTGCTTTCTTTTCTGAGAACTCTTCATCTGTTAAGATACCAGCTGAATGTAAGTCTGCTAATTTTTTAATTAGTTCGATTACATCTTCTGCTTCTTTCTTAAACTTAATTTCACCAGTTTTTTTATTGAATACTTCTTTTACTTCTGCTGGTTTTCTACTTTCTGGTAAGATTTGAATAATAGTAGAAGCAATATAATGTTTCTCAAAATCCATATCTACTTCAGTAAATTTTTGTTTTGATACTTCACCTTTTTCAACTCTACCTGTTTCAATCGAATTGATAGGTGTCATATTACTTGAAAGTGATCCACCAATGTTTAGATTTGATAAATCAACACTACTACTGTAACTACAATTTACAGCATTATTACTTGAGTAATAAGCATTTGTAGTTGTTGTTCCACCGATTAATCCAGAACCATTTGTAGTTACACAATTACCACCAATTGTAGGTGATGATGTACCAAACCAAACACTTGGTCTATAGTAAGGATAAACAGGGTAAGTTGGGTAATAAACAGGATACCACTTTTCAACAATTACTCTATCGAATTTAGACTTCCAGTTATCTAAAGTGATAACATCTTCTTTATAAAAGAAAACTTCTAAAAGACCATTGTTCTGAGTAGCATCTAATGATTCGCCAGAGTTTTCAATTTCGTAAGTTGAAAATTTGAATTTTTTTCTATCATCAATAAAGCAGTCTAAATAAACCCTTTGTCCTGGTTTTACTACTAATCCTGTTTTTGAGATTGATTGACCGTTTAATTTAATATCAGCGAGAACTGAAACGGTTAGTGGGTTGAATAATTCGATTTCGAATTCGTCTCCATCATTTAAGAAGACTTTCCCATTTTTAATTGATTTTCTCCCTCTGTCGTTAGGAGATACAATCCAAGCATTTGGCTTGGAATTGCTACTTGCAATTTGTTTTGCCATAGTTATTCTTTTTTATTTTATCCTATATCTTTGATTCATTTCTAAATCTCAATGGCATCCTATTGATACCCGACATAAGTGTAGCGAACAGCTAAATTATATATTGAAAAGTTTTACGCCTGTTTTAAATTTGTTCCACAGTTTGGACAGAATTTAAATCCTTTGTTTTCGGTTCCACAGTTAAAACAGAATTTGAAATTGTTATTGACTACAATATTTTTCTCAACTACTTCTGTTTTTTTCATGTGTATTATATTTTTATTTAAGTATATTTTATTGGCTCTTCCTAATATGTCAATTACTGGGTTTCTATGAACTTCAAATGTCCAAGGACTTCTAATCCATCTTGTAAATACTTTGGTCTTTTTTTCCATCTCGTCTTTATCGTCTGCTTGAATTATAGAAACGATTTCCTTGATATTTTTACTTTCTAATAATCCATCTTTTTCGGTTAGAACTTCAAACACTTTACCCATTGTTTGATATATTTCTTTGGCATTTGGTTTATTACTATCAGACATCAATATTAGGTCTAAGAACCAGATATTTGAATCTTCTGCCGTTTCAGTCATTAATATCTTATAAGCCACTCCTGATTCAGATCTGAGTGTTATTTGATTCCATTCTAATTCTCTTTCTATTGAATATGACATAATTTATATATTGAAAAGTTTGTTTTTTGTTAAAAAATGTCTTATATTTGTGTATTATAAATAAATTATACCAAAGTGGATAGACAAGAAAACCTTATTTTAGAAACCTTTTTACGATTAACAAGTCGTACATATCCTTATGGTACTGAGGATGATTTGGTGCAGTCTATGATTGAGCAAGGTGTTTTTCCATCTGATTTGCAGAAGGATGAACATGGAAACTATTTTTATAAAATTGGAAACTCAAGAACTATATTCGCCTCTCACTTAGATACTGTTAGCAAAGAATCAACGGAAGTTATACATACCTTTGAAGATTATATTATTGGTACAGATGGAAAGACTACATTAGGCGCAGATGATAAAGCCGGTGTTACTGTACTTCTTCATTTAATGAAACATAATGTTCCAGGTCTTTATTATTTTTTCATTGGTGAAGAGGTTGGATGTATTGGTTCTGGCTTAGCATCTTCTAAGTCTATTTCTCAATTCAAAGGAAAATATGACAGGATTATTTCTTTTGACCGCAGAGGTACAGACTCTGTTATTACTTACCAATCATCAACAAGATGTTGTTCAGATGAATTTGCTGATTCTTTGGCAAAACAATTGAATATTTCTGGAATGTCTTACAAAAAAGACGACGGTGGTGTTTATACAGACTCTGCTGAATTTACTGATATTATTCCTGAATGTACTAACATTTCTGTTGGTTATTATAAAGAACACACTGTAAATGAAATTCAAGATATTAAACATCTTGAGTTATTGTCAAATGCTTGTCTTTTAGTTGATTGGGAAAATCTTCCAACTAAGAGAGATATGACTAAAAAAGAATACAAGGCTTACAAATCTTGGGGTAGCTCATACGGTAACTATGGAAACTACGGTGGTTCATACACTGGTAGAAACTGGAGAAGTAGAGACTATGGATATCATGACGATTGGTATGACCAGTCAACTGTTTCAAATTTCAAAACTAATGATGGTTTAGAAGATTGGGAAGTTGAATACAGTAAGTATAAAAAATCTCGTAGAAGTAACAAGAAAAAGGGTAGAGAGTTTTTTGATGCTGGAGGTGGTAATTTAGTTCCGTTCAAGAACTCTAGTAAAGTTACTATTAATCATGATAGAAACTATTATGATAGTCTTATTGATAAAATTGTTAAAGAAGATTTAACAAGAGAAGAATTAGAGATTATAAAAGACCAGTATCTTGATATGAGTACAGAAAGTGATAGAGCTTTCTATCAGTACCTATTGGGAAATATTATCGACTAAAATCAATAATATCTGAGGATTTTATGATTTCATCAGGAGCATTAAAAATTTTAGAATTTGGTACATTATGACTAACTTTGTAACTCCTTCCAATCTTATCTATTATTACAACTTCACATATCATATCATTATACCAATATTCTATAAGAACTCTATCTCCTATTTTATAAAACTCGTTTCTCTCAATTAAATATTTTAACTTTTCATTTTCATTTTTCTCTTCTATGACTTTCATATGTGAAGTAAATTCTTTTAATAAGCCCAAATAGTGTAATTTATTATAAATATTTTTTTGTTCTTTAATAAACTTTGAATAATCATTATACTTTAGACAGATATTTTTGATTTTATCAATATCAAATAGATTTTTAAAAACATTTTCTTTTTTTATTTTAAATTTGTCTATATCTTCTTTTGTAATTTTTGTATTTAAGTAAAAATTCATATCATCAAGGCTTTGTTTAATTTGATTTTTTATATTAATAATATATGATTCGAATCCCCTTCTTGTTAAATTTGTTTCTCTTATTGTTATTAATTTTATATTTTTAGCTTTACAAATATTATCCTTTATAGATGATATATCATGATAGTATGAACCATCATACTCAATTCCCATATTATAATTTTTAAAATAAATATCAATTTCATATGGTCTAATTGCTTCTCTGTCATTATAATTAAAGTCTCTATTGAATATTTTAACAATTTCTGATAATATCAACTGGGGTGTGCTATAAGATATATTCATCATATGTTTGCTAACATCCTTGATTTTACCATTTTTATATAACCAAGCATATAGATTGGGATCAGCTAATCTTAATTCCGATTTTGTTATATACTTTAAACATTCCTTTTCAATATATTCTTTATTATATTTTCTATCTCTTTTAATATCTAACCTACCAAACATAGATACAATCGAATCTATACTTCTATTTAGTGATACTGAAAGTTCTTTATTATCTAAAGTATTTATATTATCTACTAAAAAGTTAATATCATCTTTAGTCCATGTTTTTTCTTTCCATCTTTTATTAATTACTCTATCTTTATTTATTTGACTGATATAATCACTATTTTTTTTAAGATTTAATTTCAATGACTTAGAATTAATTGATAATAGGCTTTTATTCAAATAATTAGATATTTCTTTATTTGACATCTTACTGTGGTTTTTTATTAAAAAATCAACTTCTTCTTTTGTCCATTTATTCATTTTTTCTTATATTTGTATTTATATACTATATATTAAAATATGTCAATGCTTATTTTCAATGATGATATGATTAACTTTTTGAACTTTGCTCAAAAAGAATCAATTATTGCAGCACTTCTACTTCAAGGCAATGAGTCACATCTTTTAGATGAAGGTAACTATATTAAGATAGAGCCAACCGAAGTTGATGTTATATCTTTTTTACCTAAATCCAAGTATGATAAAGTAGAAAATCCCTGGGAGAATGGTCGTGTTAAAATTAAAATAGGAAGATTTGTTAAAAAGTTTTTAACTGAGTTTTCAGTTAAAAATTTCAGTGTAGATGATAAACTAATTGAGAAGTTTGTAAATATCTATAAGTCTTACTTTTCAAGAGACACATCTAAACTAAAAATTGTTGAGGGTGATGATATTCTAAAATACTACTTAGAGTATAACTATCATACTTCTAATGGTAATAGAAATGGTTCACTTTGGAACTCTTGTATGAGACAGAGTGAGAGAAATAAGTTTATGAGACTTTATTCAGAAAATCCTGATAAAGTTAAAATGCTTGTTTTCTTTTCAGATGAAGGTAAAGTTAGAGCAAGAGCACTACTTTGGTATGGTGTCAAGGATCACAAAAATCCTGATGCTGAGTATAAGTTTATGGATAGAATTTATTTCTACTATGATCATGATGTTAACTTTTTTAAGGATTGGGCTAAAGAAAATGGTTACTTAACTAAGATGGAACAAAGTGCAAAAAGTCAAATTTACTTTATTGAGAATGGAGTTGTTGTCGCTAAGAACCTTTATGTAATTTTAGATAAGGTTGATTTTTCTTACTACCCTTATTTAGATACTTTTAAGTTTTTTAACTATAATAGATCAAGATTTTCTAATTCTGACTCTTACAACTTTGACTATATTTTGGTTCAAAGTAATGGAATGACAGAAAGAGAACCTGAGCCAGAACCAGAAGAGTTCTATGATGAAGAAGATTAAATAAAAAAACCCACTTAATTGTGGGTTTTTTATTTATAAGTCTTTTTGTTCAGATCTATATTTATCGTATCTATTTGCTATTTCAACTAAGAATTTATTTCTAACTATATCTTCGTTTGTAAATTCATGCATATATAAATCATTCATTCCGTCTACCATCTTTATAAAGTCATTATATCCTGAGTCTCTTCTTTTAACATCATATTGTGATGTATCTCCCATCATTACTGCTTTTGAATCCTTACCTAAACGAGTTACCCATAACATAAGTTGTTTAATTGAAGCATTTTGGCAGTTATGAACCAATATATTTTCAACAAAATAATTGTGATTACCATCAACCTCTATGTTATATACATAATCTGGTTCAGAATCTTCAATATTTACAATCTCGGTTGTTGATAAATTTTTGTTATATGATATTCTATATAAACTATTATCAAAATTATTAGTATCACTATTCAATTTATAAGACATTGATGGGTGTATATATTTTGATATAATATCAAACATTTTTAAAGAGTTAATTCTATTTAAACATAGTATTACACCTTTTGATGTTTTATAAATACTACTATCTAAACTGAATTTATTTTTCAATATTTTAGATAATACATTGACTTCCTCGTAACTCATGGAATTGGTTGAGAATGTTACAGACCCACTTGATTTTGAAATAGATCCATCATCCATATACCATATAGCTAAAGTTCTTTCTGTGAACCATCTACTTATCTCACTACTTATGAACTTCTTAGACCCATTATACATAGAGTTATAAAACTCATTTGATATATTTATAGATTTTGTTTGAAATCCACACTGCTCTTCACCTGTATATCCAGACTTTAAAGAATTTCTATATGATGATATTTCACCAAAAATATTTTTTTTGAAATTCATATAGTCATATTGTTTAATAGAATGATTTGTTAGTATTCTATATGACTTTTTAACTTGCTTATTTTGTAGTAATGATGAATCACCCAGACACATTCCTAAAATTATATCATATGAGTCATTTGTAATAATTGTGGAATCATTTGTGTTATAGCCTTTATACCTACATATACTATCACCTATGTTTAAGTTGTCAACTTCAATCCATTTAATTTCTCCATCTTTAAATATCGCAAATGGATGATTTTTTGTTGTCTTTATAGGTTTTATTCTATCCTTTGTATATATTTTAGTGATATTTTTTATACCATTTTCAAAAACTCCAGTTACTTTTCTATTTTCTAAAATTTTCATATCTTCATTCCAACTAGAAACATACACATCTTTACCTAATTTAAACATATTAACGATATCTTTTATTCTAAGATAATTAAAAGATCCTCTAGTTCCATGTTTTGTAACAACCCTTGTGTCACCCGTGAAACACTCATCTAACAACATTATGCAATTGTCATAAGTTGATCCTCTCATGTAAGCTAAAGGTTCAAAACAAATTTCTTCAGTAGCAAACAAAAAGTCAATTGTTGGTTTTCCCAAAATTTTACAAAATGTTGTGTAATATGATTGTTTGTATGGATCTATTTTTTCTGCAATGTTACCAGGAAGTGCTCCTAAGTTTTCACCACTTTCCTGAATTGGCTTAGTGATAATGATTTTTTCTATTTTTTTATCAGCTAATAATGCTAGAGCTGTGTAACAGGTTGTATATGTATTGTGTGTTACAATATAATCATTTGTCAAATAGAGATGAGATGGATTATCCACACTAATACACTGAGCTTTCTTTTTACCAATTAGTTTAGCAGATACTATATATCTAGTTGGTTTATATTTTGACTTTGGTTTTACTAATTTAAATTTTCTATTTAATGAAAATGGATTTATTTCCGAATTCATTTTTATAGTTATTTTATATGACGTTTTTCCATATATTTTTTCACCAGATTTAATATAGTAACTATCTGATGGAGTGTGATCTGTTGCAACTCCACCTAGTGATTGAACCAACTCTTTAACATCATTGATTAATCTTTTGGATGTTGATGAGAAGCTTACAAAGGTACCATCTTTAGATACAGATCCGTCCGAATCCATCAGTCCTCTTAATATAGATATTCTATTTTCTATAGAATTGAATTTATAACAATCCGGGATAAATTTTTCTTGTGAGAGTTTATTCCAAAGTCCTATTTTAGTTAAATATTGTTTAATTTTGTTTTCTCTTACTTCGGGTTCTTTTACCAATGAGTAGTCATAACAACCTCTATAAATTACAGAAATTTCTTCATCAATTAAATTTTCAATACGTTCTACTATCTCTAAATCAGATGTCGTGAAATTAACACTTCCTCTAAAACATCCATCTCCAATTAGGAATCCCATAATATATGGATCTATGTCTACTTTTATTTCGTTAAATTGAACAGGCTTTGTAATAGGAATTGTGTGGTTTATCCTACCTCTTTTAGTATAGAGTGTTTCTATAATTTCCGAAGTTGATTTAACACTTCCTTCCTTTTCATCTTTATGTCTACTTCTTTTACCATTTATGGTTTTAGTCCATTTCCTATTATTTCTATCACTTTCGGTTTGAGTAAACCATAAATGGTCACCACAGCACTCTACTTTAGAACTATCAGAAAAAGTTAGCTCCCAAATATCTTTTTCACCTTGTGGATAAACTCCCGTGACAATTGTTGGTAAGCCATCAACAGAGATAACTCTATCACCTATTTGTATTTCACCCATCTTAACCCAACCATTTGGTGTTAAAATTGGTGAATCTAATGGTTGGGCTTTGCTTGTCCCGGCTGGCCCATGAACTACTGACAAAATATTGTTTCTTATTCCTTTGTATAAGAGTTGTTGTTTATCAGATAAATGTACATTTGATTTTTGAAATTCCTCTTTAGTTAAAGAGTTCTTTTTTCTAAGATTCTTTTTGTATTCAAATTCTTGAATTCCGTCCTGAATCTGACCGTTAAGTTCGCTTTTGTACTTGCTCATTAAAAATGATTTTTCTTTTATATATTGATATCTTTTATACTCCTTTTTCTAATTATAAGAGCTACCATATTTTAATATATAAGTCAAATAGTATTCTACTCGGATGAAAAAAAACGAAGATGACTTAATTTATGATTTGATTTTTTCTGATAAAGAAAATTTTAAAATCGATATTTCTGACTACTTATCGGATATATACAAGTACGAAGAATTCATTGAGAAGATTAAAAAAATATTAAAAAAATCAAAAGTTAAAATAATCATTAGTGACACACTAATGATTAGTAAAACTGTGATTTGGGAACTAAAAGTTAAAAAATAATTATGTGGATATATAATAGCGATTATAAGAAGTGGTTTGCCAAAGATGACTCAATTTCCAAAAATGACTTTGATTATCTAAAACAAGAACTAAAATCAACTAGACTTTACTCAAGAGTATTGAGTGGTGCTACTTATTTGCCGGTAAATGACTTAAATAACTTATATGATATATTAGTTGATTATCAACAAAGAGATTGGTATGTAAGTGCTGATCCTACAAATGGTTCTTTATATAGTGCTACTTCTATACCACCGCAACATGCAAGTCCAATAGATAAAAACTCTTCAAATAACTATTATACAAAATATTTATCTGAATATGGTTTGACACTTAAAAATCTATTCACACCTTATCGACTTATTAAAGATTCTTCAAAGAATTATTATGATGTTGATGTTGCTACAACTGAGACCTTAGACCTTACCAATATACCTAAGTCTATAGATGGAGTTAATCTTATAGAAGGTCATAGAGTTTTAGTTAAGGATCAAGTTTCTACAACTGTTTTGTTAGCAACTGCTGATCCAACTACTTATTTTACAGGTAACTATATAATCACACAGGACTTAGGTGCTACAATAGAATATCAGTACTATAACGAAGAAAATGGTATTTACAAATTTACAAATGGTAGCTTAGTTAGAGAGAAAGACCTTGATGATTATAGTAAGTGTGTAAGATATAGTGTTCTTGTAAAGTTAGGCTTATCTAATGCAAATAAACAATATCATTTATCAAGACTATTAGATGGTTACTACCCATCAACTTCTCTTACACAGCCTATTGAGTTTAAGGAAAAACATAATTGGATATTAAGAAATAGAGTTGATTATAATAACCTATTTGAGATTAATTATTATGATGTTCTAAAACATGGAACACAATCTTATAACTTTGAAGGAATGACTTATAGTATTCCAGAACGAACAATAGCTATTGGTGAGTTTGGAGTTATATTAAATACACAAGAAGGTAAATCAAATATTATAAAAAACAAATATAAGGTAAATCTTAGAGGTATTACTCAAACTTCTAAATACTATTGGATTTGTGGAGATGAAAATACACTTTTAAAAGTTAGAAAACATGACTTTTTTATTGATAGAATTATCGTTGAGAATATACCAACTACTCTTCCTAATATAATTAAGTCTAATCTTTCATCTGTTTCATTTTTTGATGATTTGAATGGTGCTGTTGTTGGTGAGTTAAATACAATTCTTTATACAAAAAATGGTGGTCTAAATTGGAATCGTATAGAAGTTTCTGATTTTACCGGTTATAACTATAATAAAGTTTTATATTCAACAAACTCTAGCTTTTTTGTTGCCGGTAATACTGGTGTTTTAATAGAGTTTGTTAATACTTTAGCTGGTTGGGTTGCTTATAAAAGAAGAGTTTCAAAAATTGAGGATTCAGTTGATGAGTATTTGTTAGTTGAAAATATTAATGATTTATATAAAACAACTTTAACATCTTGGTCAATATCTTATAATTATTATACGCAATCAATACCGACTAATAAAGAGCTTTTGTTCTTAGTAACAAATAATAATAACATTATTGCTTATGATATCAACAATTCTTTTTCACAAGTAGGAACAGACTTTATTTATTTTGATTTTGGCAAAAATTATGGAGATGTTAGAAACATTACACAGAAAGCTGGTACAAATAAATTTTATTTTACCGGAACTGATCCTATAAGTGGAAATGATGGTATTTTCTCTTTTGATATTTCAACTTTTAACCTACTAGGTACTGGTAGTTCTTATTCAAATACTACCGTTGCGAATACTACCGCTGTTTATGAATATTCATCATATCTTAATAAAATATTTGATTATAACGGCAATCAAATGTTGGCTTGTGGTAATAATTCTATTTTAGGAATTTCTACATATCCTACATTAAGTTTCAGTACATTAGATTCTACATTTAATAACAAGTTAAAATCTAAGATGCTATTTGTTGATTATGATATTGCATCTAAATTAAACTTCTTTACAGACCAAGGAGAGTATAGATTGCCAACATCTCTTACATTTAGTACTTCATTAACTGCATCGGGTAGTAAATTAGAGTTTTTACCAATTCAACACGGAATAACATCTACGAATAATGGTACTTATTCAGAAACTAACTGGATTACATATATGACAGATAGTATGAAAACATTTGAGTACTACAGTAATGCTCCTTTAGATGAATCAACTAAGGTTTTAATCTCAACTACTTTCTCATATACTAGTCAAATAACATCAATTACATATAGTAATGTGAATATTACTGCATCTGCTTCGCAAATTAGCTATTTAGCACCAATGATAACATATGCAACCGCTAGCAGATATGATGGTCAGTTTTTACCTGCCATAACAGCACCTCCATCAAGTTCTTATAATATATACCTATATGATTACTTAATGGTTTATAAAGTACCTACAAGTTATCTTGTTTCAAAGGGAGATGTTTTACTATTTAAGAGTCCGATGGTCGATACTCATCTAACTGTAAATAAAATAGTTGATATTGGTTCTTGGAGATATATTTATTTATATACTGAGTTTAATCAAAATATTATTACCGATTTAACAAAGACATCTGGTGTTATTACTGTAACTAACTTGAATAAGTACTCTAATATGGGTCAATTAAAGTATAGATTTAATAATCATCCAATCTCTGATGGTTATAAAATAGAATATGTTGATACATATGGAAATGTTACTTCAGCAACAACTAGTGTTTTTCAAATAACACCTAGATTTAACTATGAGACTGCCTACTATAATTTACAATATAGAGGATTAGTAAGTGCGGCATCTCAAAATATTAATTATAATAATACTTATTATTTTAATGGTGGTGCGACTGCTACAGTAGCTACTTCTTTGAATTATTTTGGTGGTGGTCATACTCAAAATAACTATCCTGCTTGGTCAGGTCAGTTATTAAATATGATTAATCTACCAATTCCTGGTGAGCAAGTTATTGTAAAACTCAACAACATAGCTCAAATATTTACATTCACTGCAGGTCCTTCAAGTGGATTAAATGTTAATATAGACACAGATCCTTTTAATGGAATACCAAATACACTTAATAATTTATTAAATGCTATTACAACCAATCCAACATTAGCTCCGTTTTTATACATTCCACTTTGTCAGGTTGGCTCTTTACCACCTTCATTAAATTGGCTCGAATTATGGACTAATCCAATCTTTGGTTCTCTTCCAAATAGTAATCCGGCTTGGCAAATAGTAACCAATCCTGCTTATCCAGCATCTATAACTTGGCAGTTTGCTGGTCCATCTATTCAATTTACTGGTGGTATAACTGATCCAATACCTACTACATCAGCAACTGTTAGTGCTACAATGTCTTCTTTGCCATTAAATAATGACACTTGCTTAGTTTATGTCGGTTCTACGCCATATACATTTACTTTTAAAAACTCGCCTATTTTATCAACAGATGTTCAAATTACAGGTAGTATTAATTCTACATTGATAGACCTTAAAAACAAGATACTTGCATTGACTGGTCTAAATGCTAAGGTTAGTTCAGCTACAGTTGTTGGTAATCAAATACAACTTTCTGCTTTTTCTACTTTTGGCTCTACACCTAACACTAATTGGTATATAAGATTTAATTTAACAACATCTTTAGGCTCTTTCTCATATGTTAATGCAACTATGTCAATAGTACCAAGTAATGGTGATACATGTGTTGTTACAGTTAATTCTACACCATATACATTTACATTTGTAAGTCCTGGTCCTGCTGTTGGTTCATATCAAGTTCAAGTAGGTGGTACAATAAACACAACATTAACTAATTTAAGAACAAAGATAAACTCATCTCCTGTATTGTCTTTCTTATCCGGTTCATCTGTTAATGGTAATCAGATTGGATTGACTGCTACACCAATTGGACCTACACCAAATAACAATTGGAATATTAATTTTTCACTAAATACTGGATCGTATTTTACTTCATCTATATATGATGCTAAATACACAGATTCATTTTTGAAATTTGGATATTCACCTACTTATAATCTAATGGATTATTTAACAGGTATAAATGATCCAAATGATGTTAATCCTAAGTTCTACGCAACTAAAGAGTATTTAGCAATGCCAATTTATAATGGATTGCCTTTAGGTAGCTTATCAACATCAACAGTTTATATTGATTATAACGGTATGACATATTCTGGTGGTAGTTATAGCTTGCCGGTAAATAAGATTTTATTTGGCTCAGACTTTAAATTAGAATGGGAAAGTATATTCTTAAATACATTTGTTGATGTAAAGATACATGGTATCTCTCAAACATATACTACTGAGAAAATGCTAGTTACTGATAAGTATTATGATTCAATAAATGATACTTATATTGTTGAATTTCATAAGAGATTTAACTTGCCTTTAGGTATTAATATTTTACAATCAGGTTGTACTTTAGATATTATCTCAAGAAGACATTTATATCAGATAAGTGAAGATCTACAAGAATTGAATAATATTCAAAGAACAAAAGGCAAAGTTAATAAAGTTCATCCAGATTCAAGTAGGGTAAATTACTCATATGAATCTTATGAAAATGAGTTAAATTATAAGATACCTACAGATTCTTATGCTAAAATTCTTTTATCGGACTCAGATACAATTCAACAATTATCAGCTGTTATTTATATTGACTATAAGAATGAACTTGCTATGAATATAACAAGGCTAGTAAAAGAGTATAATGTGCCTATAGTTAATACTATAGATTACAGCGGTAAGCTTTATATTTCATGCGCACAAAATCATGATTTAATAACTGGAGATGGTGTTGTACTTGATTTTATAGGCGGTACAGGATCTTCTCAAGAATTAAATCCACAATACTCTGGTTATCATGTTATTACTAAAATAAATAACACAGACTTTGTAACAGATATTAACTATGGAGTTGCACCTACTGTTGGTTTAGATAGTGGTTATGTTAGATATACTAAACAAGATCCTTTCTTAAATTATCAACCAGTTGATTTAATTGACTTGGGAATTGATGGTAAGGGTAAAATAGCTATAGAGTTATCAGTAGATAATGTAAAACTTTCTGAAGGTATTTATAGCCTTGTTGATGTAGATTTTGAGAAATATAGATTTAGATTAATAGATGGTCTAAACATAGAAACAGTCAATCTTCAATACTCTTGGTTACTTGAGGCGGAGTTGTCAGATGCTTTAATTGGATTTAATGGTCAGTTAATTTGGTACAAAGGAACTTGGGTATATGGTAGATGGTTTGGTGGTGTTTGGCAGTCGGGTGTCTGGATGGCAGGTGATTGGTATGGTGGTGTTTGGAATTCAAATATAGAATCAATTTGGTATTCAGGTAGATGGTTTGATGGTACTTGGAACGGTGGTGTTTGGAATAATGGTAGATGGTATGGAGGTACTTGGAATAACGGTATGTGGCACAGAGGTACTTGGAATGATGGCACTTGGAACGAAGGTTCTTTTGAAGGAGGTATCTGGGTTTTAGGAACTTGGAATAAAGGTGTATTTAGTTGTAAAAACGAACCAGCTTACTGGTTAGATGGTAAGTGGTATGGTGGTGATTTTGAGAATGGTATGTGGTACAACGGTTACTGGGAACAAAAAAATAAACTTGCAAGATTTGGTACTAAGTCTTTCAATAGTAGAACAGCCAACTGGCAAGCAGGTATCTGGGTTAGTGGATCATTCTATTCTTATATAAATACAAATGATCAAGGAATACTTGATGTTTCTGATGTACATAAATATTCTATTTGGAAAACTGGACAATGGTTATCAGGTGAGTGGTATGGTGGTATTGCTTACAATATGGATTTCAAAACAGGTACTTGGTATGGTGGTATATTAGAAGAAATAGAGGTTATTGGAATAGACGCGGTTAATAACACATTTATACTTAATGGTATATTCAAATTCAATATAGGTGATAAAATATACATCATAGATAATGAACTAAATAATTCTAACTCGGTTTATGGTAGTAACTTATCACCAGGTGAGTATGTTGTTCTTTATCAAAAAGAAGACTCCCTAAACAAAAGAACTATACTATATGTAGATACTAAATTATCTACACTTGGTTCATCTGTAACTCCTGCGGTTGATACTGGTTTAAGAGTTGTTTCTAGATTTAGAAATCTAAACTGGAAGTCTGGTATATGGACAAATGGTATCTATGATTCTGGTCTTTGGGAAGGTGGTATTTGGTATAATGGTGTATTTAGTGGTACTTGGACATAAATTTAAAATTTAATTTAATATATACATTATGATTAAGAAATATCTTCAATTTATAAAAGAAGCTGATGAGCCTGTAAAAGATAATAATAAATATACAGAGCTTAAAGAAGAAATCAAATCAATGATTGAAAAAACTATCGAGAAGAGTGGTGGTGAGTATAAATCATTTGTAGATAAGTTTATTAAGTCACCTGATGATGTTAAGATAGAGGGTCTTATAAATGATTCAGATATATATGACTTCTATCTTAAATTTAGAAATGATATAGATGAATTGCTTAATGATATTAAGTACTTTGATGAAGTTCCAAGCGAGTCTAATACTTTTGGACTATATGACTATATCATAAATGGCACAGAGAAAGCAATTATAGAGGCTGTTAAACTTTTATAATTCTTCTTTTTTCTGACCTAATAAATGTAATACCCTTAAATTTTAATAATTTATCTGATATGTCAAAGTGATGTAGTGTATTTATAACTACGATAAGTTGAAATTTATTATATTCTTTTTCTAATTCTAAAAGCTCTAATAGGAAATTAAATAAGTTTTTTTTATCATACTTTAAAAAGTTTATAGGGTCTATGACAACATAAGATAGATTATTATTAAGTAACCCACCATGATTTAATATCTCATATTCTAAATCATCTAGGTGAGTGCTTTTATTTGGAAAGGCAGTAACTTGAATATTTTTGTTTTTTAATTCAATACTTTTTATTCTCTTATCAAAATCAAGTGCAAAGTATAAAGTTTTTTTAGACTTATCAATTAGATTAAAAACCTTACTTGATTTACCCGAATTTCTTTCACCATGAATTACTATCATTTTGATATTTTGTTTAGTATAAAGCTATATGTATCTATGTGTAGATAAAAATGATTAACTACCAAGTACAAATATAACGATATCTTTACTAAAAGAAAAAGAAATAATGATATTTTGTAAAATATTGTCCATTTAATCGGCTTTAATATCCAGTTTAATATAAATGATAATGATAAAAGAAAGCCAAAAATATACCAATTGTGTGTAAATAATCCAATAAATACCCAAAATAGTTCAAATAGTGATAGTATGTGATAAGCTTCAATTATAGAATATTCCTTCTTAGTTCTAAACTCTCTTCTATTGGGTTTTTTACCTATTACTTTTTCATACTTTTCTTTCCATTCTTTTATTGAATAGATTTTACCAAATCTTACAGTACTTGATAATGTTGATAGTAGTACTAAAATTCCTATTGCGTAATATATAGTTGCTAACATATGTTTTATATCTATTAAAAATCTGTTTGTTTCTTTTTTAAAACAAACAGAAGATGTAAATAATTATATATAGATAATAAAATTAATTGACAATTAAATGGCATCTACACCTCTTTATAAATTTTTAAAGTCAAACGGAACATCATTCTATGCTTTTCCAGGTGCGGCTGAAGATATATCAGCAGCTTATCAGAATTCAAACTACAAGATGTATTTTTCAAAATTTGTCTTGTTAAATTTCCCTAAGCAAAATTTGACATCGGGTACAATGTCAAACCCTATTGTTTTTGACTTTGATGGTTCATTTCAAAAATCAGTTAATGCGACACCTCCAGGTACTTTTAATGAGTCTATAATAGAATCTCTAAGAAACTATGTAGCTAATCATGAAGTTGTAATGAGAGAAAGTAGATTAAACAATACTAAGTATTATTATGATACTAATGCTTTAGAAACACCTACTGAGAAAATATTCTTTAAATGGGCTAAAAAGTTGAATCTTATTGACTTTGAACCTGCTATTCCAGATGATGAGTATTTCAGTAATCTTAAAGAGTTCGAAAGAGGAAATATAAATGATGATGCTTATTTTCCAGAATATTTATGGAAGGAAAGAGAAGTTATTTCTTGGGATGCTATTTCTTTTTATCAAAGTGGTGTTTCTGGATATGGCACTAACTTAGAAGTTGAGTTTGCTGGTACTACAAATTTTAAAGTAGGTGATAAAGTAAGAATATTTAATGTTAGTAACTCTGCAATTTATTCTGATCCAGGTTTAGCTGGTTCAAATACTGTAGATGGTATTCAGACTGATGTTCTTTATATAACACCAGCTGGTGCTACACAAGGTCAAAAAATAGTATTTGATATAAATACTACAATTTCTCAACAGTTTGAAACTACTGGTCAAATAGAATTGGTTTATAACAGATTTGTTCAATATATTGGTGAGATTACAGGTATATCAAATGTACAAGAAGCAAATAGAAACTATACTGAAGTACATGCTCATATTCCTGATCATACCGGTGCTACACCCGATGTTTTATTTAGAACTATGGTTGATGTTAATTATAAACCAAACTTAACATTTCCAATATTACCAAGTCAATATCAACCTGAAATTTTAGGTGCTGAGTTATTCAGTTCTCCAATTGTTAGCTCTCCTCAAAATTATCCGGGTTCTTATTTTGCACAATTTGACACTCCTGACTTTACATACGAAACATCTACTGGTGATTCAGTTAGAAGAAGTGGTGATTACTATGGAGTTGGTGGTGATATTAATAATCCAATAATTAATAGTGATACTTTAGATGGTATAGGCTTAGATTTCAATACAAGTCACTATGTTAAAATGAATATTTTTAATAAGGTATTAACTAATTTTGATCAATTTAATGCTTTAGAGGTTAATAACCAACCACCTTCTGATTTTGAGTTTAATGCTATTTTGTGGTATTATACTGTTCAGAAAGTTGATTTAACTGGTGCAGTTACCACTAAGACAAATCTTTATGGTATTTCATTTTTAGATAACCCAGATAACAACCCTATAGAAACTGAAATGGGTCTTAGATTCCCAGTTTATCATAAATTAGTTTCAAATGGATTACAAGATGGTACATCTTATGCTTATAGTTTGAATTTAAATTTTAATATTATAAATGATAATCCACAACAAGCTTATAATCCAGAAGCGATAAATTCATTATTTAGTATGAATTTATTTAATCAAGCAATGAGTAGATTATCTGCAACTAATGACAGTTTCTTAAATTTAATTAATGAACAAGGTGTATTGAAAGATCAAGTTGATGCCTTAAAACAATTATTATACACACAAACAGATATCTCAACTATAAATGCCAAGATTTCAAATCTTGAAAATTTATTAAGGCTATATTCAACAAACCAAATAGTTAGTTCTAACAGTATAGACGCTGTAACTAATCCAGGTACTCCAGTAACTATTTCTTTATATAACAAAGAAACATCATATAGTGTTATTAGTAACATCAAAACAACTGACTTATATTCATCAACTGGTATAATTCCATTGAACTACTCAGTACCTACTAATAAAAACTTCTTACTAAACATTGTAAATAATGATGAGGTTAATTTAACACTTTCTAATAATGACAAATTGACTATAGTTTTAAGTAATGATTTAGATTACAAGCAAAGTGTTGATATTTTAATAACAGGTACGCCACAGGCTTCTCAGAATAAAAAGTTAGATATCTACATTGATACTACTATTCCTTCTACGACTACTACATCATTAACAACAACTCAAGCTTTGTTAATTGGTGATATTGATTTACCTATTTTCTATAATAATGTTAGTTCATTGGTAAATTCAGCTTATTTATGGTCTGACTTTAAGTTTGATATTGATTTTAATCAAACTATACAATATACATTAGGTAATGTACTTGAAGTTCCTTTAAGTGGTAATCAATTAATTATTAATAATTCTATTAAAGTAGGAGATACATTAATGTTGAATAATTTATTTGTAGGAACATCTTCTGTATTTAATTTCTCAGGTCAATATAAAGTAGATTCATTAGTTGGTTCAACTAGTTCTTATATTAGATTGAATCTTGAGAGTAATCCAGACTTTATTGCATATGGATCATCTGCCTCACTACCACTTTATATACATGGTACAAATTCTACAATGCTTTCAAACAAGCCTTACTTTAGTTTGAATAAAGGAAAGAAAATTAAAATTACAAGAATTAATTCTGGTGATGTATCGATTTCTGAAAAATATCAAATAGAAGTTCAAGATATAAAATAAAGTGTCTTTAGATTTTAATATATAAGTTAAAATAAAAAGATACATATGTCGGTTGGATGTTCAGCTAATTTATTTGGAGCAAAAAGTCAATTTATAAAAACCAACGGAGGTGATTTCGTAGCTGTAGATGGTTCAGGTGTTAGAGAAAGACTTATATTGTCTGATTTAAGAATCCCTTATAAACAAATTTTAAAAAGTAGAGTTATACTTAAAACTGGTCAAGCAAACTACTTGCTTAATCATTTAGGATTAGGAGATAATGCTACCTTTCTTTGTATAAAAGCTGTATATGATCCTAAGTCTGTTATTGAAGCTGATAATTATATTAATTGGAGTTATTATGATGACTTGACTAGAATCAATCACTTTGCTGACATGATGGTACTTACTGGTAATTCAACTAATAGAATTCCTCAACTTTATTTAACAAATCCAAGTACTAAGTATCCAGTTTATTTAGATGTTATGGTTGCTGTTATAGATGATTCTTATTCAATATTCACTGATGTGTTAAATCAGTCAGGAACATCTTTTGTTGGTTTAGAATATACAGATATACATAGTCATGTTGTTGGCTCATCTATCGTTATAAATGATAAAAGTTCACCAGTTAAACCTTTGATTTATATTAATCTAAGTGATGTTAATTCTATTCAAATAAGTGGTAAAATATTAATATTAGATGATTCAAGTAGAGGATCTTTATTTCTACAATTTTTAACAGAAAATGATGCTTATCAAGCACATTCTCTAATAAACTATGTACTTGAAAATCCTAATGTTGATATTGATTCATTATCACCGGTTAGTGATAACTTAGACCCTATTCTTTATTTTTATCAAACTGCTGGTGTTGGTGGTGATTATATATCACTTGATGGAGCTACATATGGAGTTCCTTATGACACAAGTGAAGGATTAACATTCTCTACTAGTATATCATTATCAACATATGGTACTGCTAGTGGTTATATAGACAAGTCTCAATTAATTTACTTATTAGTTGATTACATACAAGATAATAGAGATGGTTATATGTATATGATGCCTTCAAATTTAATTATTTCAGGTACAGCAGGTACAGTCGATAGAATTTTAACTACAGGTACTTATTCATTAACATTTGACTTTTCTGATATAGCACATAACTATTTAGATGGAGTTAATTTGAACTTAACTATAACTAACTAAAAAATATACAAAATGAGATAATGAGTTTTACTTATAATAAATTTTTAAGACCTCTAACAATATCAGATACTAATATTCAGATATTAGATGATAGTGGTGTTATAGTTTATACTATTAACCCATTTGCGGTATCATCACCTATAATATCAAATAATTTACTTAAAGTAAACTTTAAGAATGGTAAAATAATAACAATAAATTTTTCATCAACTAATGAGGCAAAGTTGGCGTTAAGTAGAATACAAGCTCAAATTGATGAACTTTTAGGTAGAACTCCTTTAATTATTGATAAACAAATAAAGAATTACATTGATAGTGTTGTAGGTAGTAATAATGAACTTTCTGAAATTTTAACAAATGGAAGAGATGTTGATTCTATTGGTGATATAAATGATGTTGATTCAAATAGCTCTATTAATTTGAATTCCAGAGTTTTATACAACTCAAATGGTTCAGAGATTTTAGGATGGTCAGCTAGTTCAGATCAAGGTCTAGTATACTTAAATGATTATTCTGCTAACTTTGTTACACAATCTTTAGTTGATAAAAACTATGTAGATTCTGGAACAAATTCTATCTGGACATATATTTATGATAATGAAAAAACATTTGTAAGTGGGTTAGAAACAAATGGAAATACTATTAGTTTAGGTGGTACAGTTTCTAATAACTTAATATTAAATGGTTCTGGATATGACATGATGTTTACAGAATTTGATAATATGGTTTTTACAAGTTCTGTTTATGATGTTGTTTCCGATTTTATTAGTTTAGATTCTACTGATTCTATTCAAATATTGGCTCAGGCAGATTTAGGATTTGATGCCGGTGGTCAACTATCTATATCTGCTAGCAGTAGTTCTATTTCTATTAATGATGGTAAAGGTTTAGTTTATCAATCAGATTATTCTTCTGGATTTGTTAATAGATCTTTATGGTATGTTCAAAACGAAGGAACAATATCTTATAGAAGAATGGATGGTGAATCAAAAACTCTTAAAATTCACTGGGGTGCTAAAGTATTCTATGGTAATGAGTTATATGACTAAAAATAAAAATAAATTAAAAATATGGCAAGAGTAAGAAGAATAGTAGTTAGTCAGGTTGAAGGTGACTATTCAAATGATTCAGATAAAAGACCTAATGGTGAAATTGCACTCTATGATGATAATAATGGTGGATTTGACTTAGTTATTCACGATGGTGTTAATGGCACATCCGATAATAAAATTCTTGGTAAAGGAAAATTTTATGGACATGGTGCTGATAGTGGCGATGGGAATGGATATAATACTATAAAATTGATACCGGATACTAATCTATTTGGTAATGATCAATACATTATTGTAGATCCTACAGTACCTGGTCATATTCATTTAAGAGCCGGTGGTCAGATTGATAATTCCAATGCTTATTTATATTTAGGTGGTGAAAAGTATCATGTAAGGATTGATGATAATAGTTCTGTTACTATGACTGCAGAATCTGGTATAGAAAATCCAAATCCTGGTGATTTACTGCGTACTAACTTTTCTGTAATGAGTGGTCAAGTAAGTATATCATACATTGAAAAAGATGCTTTTGGTGGAGAAGATGTTAGATTTCAATGGGACTTTCATCCGGATTCGGGGTTAATTCAATTACCTTTTAATGGTGGTGGTATACAATTTGGTGATGAAACTGTACAAAATACAGCTTGGACAGGTGGTAGAGTTGTTGTATCACCTACTAGTAGTGTTGGTATTAGTGGTGACTTACAAGGTGACTTAGCATTTAGTTCAGATTATATCTACTATTGTACACAAAACTATGATAGTTCTACAAATATCTGGAAAAGAATTGCTTGGAGCAACGATACTTGGTAATTTAATATATACATTATGATTAAAAGATATTTAGATTTTATAAAAGAAGATTTTAATGATTTCCATACACTTGGTGAATGGATTGAATCATTAATAGATGATGAATACATTAGAAATATTGTAGCTCGTTATACTAAAGATTCTGATGCTTCTGTTGATTTATCAAATGCTATAAATATCTTAGATGATAAAACTAAACAAGAGATAAAATCTCAAGTGGATCACTACTTAGAAAATGGTATAGAAGAAAAAGAACCTCAGTTTTTAGTTTCAACTGATATTGAATCTTTAACTGAGTCTTTATCTGATGAAATAACAATTGCAGGTAAAGGAATATTTACATCATTTTTAAAATCACTAACAGGTTTAGGTCAAAAAGAAGGACAACCTAACTGGGATAAATGTCCAGAAGAGTTTTTATTCTACTACTATTATCCTAATATTCAGTCTGAGGTTTTAAAGCAAATATTTTCAAGATTTAAATCATTATCAAGATATATCGATTTGATAGATTATCAAAAGAATGAAGTTGACTTGTATTTTGGTGTTAGATGTGATGGTGAATTTGAATATGGTTTACATTATGAGAATAATCAACCAATTGGTAGATTTAAATTATCACAATCCACTATTAAATGGATATGCCAGTTAGATTCTAAATCTGCATCTTCTTTGAAAAAAGAATTGGTTAATTTAACATATGCTGATATTTTAACACTTGGTAGAATTAAATCGGAAATGTCTACTTTTCAACCAGGATATTATGAAAAGAAATTATCACCAACTGTAAAAGATAAAGTAATATCATTTGGATATTATGGAATCGGTAGATGGGATAATGGTAAATTAGACGAAGGTGAGTTTCAAAATATTAAAAATAACTTTACTACTTGGTTACTTTCAAAAAGATGGGGTAATAAAGTATTAATCAGTGTTAAACCAATGTCTTTTTGGGTTTACTTACATATAAAATTAAAATAAGATATGAAATACTTAAAGAAATTTAACGAAAATCAAGAACAACAAGATCCTGTATTTGCTTTAACTAAAATTAAAGAAGAATACTCTGATAATAAAGTTAAAGAAATGTTAGAAAAAGAGATTAAACAGTGGATTCCAGATGAGAACGATCCAGACTTTTATTCTACTTCAGGAAATGGCGAAGCTGAGGATGTGATTATTAATCAACTTATTGGTTGGTTTGAAAAAAAGTATTATTCTTTGTCTGATGAAAACTTTGAAGAGGTTAAAAGTTTAATTCTTAAAGACTATGAGTTCTTAAACTTTAACTACTAAACTAAAAACAGAAACTTTTCTATAACAAGAAAAGTTTTTTTGTTTATGGAAAAACCAAGTAAAGAAGATATAATGAAAAAGTGGGCACCTATTTTAGGTTCTATGGGTATGACCGGCTCACAATTAGATAACTTATCACAGTTAGCCGAAAATCAATCAAATGAAATATTAAAAGAAAATACACAAGCATCTGAGTTTCCAAGTATATTACCAATTGCTATGCGAGTAGCCGCTAAAACAATATCAAATGACTTAATATTTGCTTCACAAGAAGAAATTGATGAAGTTAAAAAGAAAGTCCAGTCTGAAAATCGTGATGGTAAAATTGAAGCTATTATCGAAGGTGGTGAGTTTGTTGAAAAGAAGTTAGAAGATGATGAAGAGTATAAAGAACTGATGAAGAAAGGTGTTACACCAATGTCTGGGCCATCTGGTACATTATTTTATTTAGATTATAAATATGGAAAAGACGAAGACAATATTTAAGAGTCCTGGTGTTTATGTAACCGAAAAAGACATAAATGTTATGATTATTCATAAAAGATATCAAAGAAGAATTAAGATAGGTAAGATATTTGATATTGAAGTTTCTAATAAGGTAATTATAACATCTACACCAAAAGGCACATCAAACTTTCCACAAATCTGGTGATGAAAACATGTTAGGGTAATATATACTCTAATGACAAATGTTTATTTAATATGTGCAGAATTTGAAGGTAGAAGACTGTATAAGATAGGTTACACAAGACGTGATGTCTCTAAAAGAGTTAAAGAGTTAAAGACTGGAAATGGTTCTGACTTATACATTATAAACTTTTTTAAGTCTAAATGGGGAACTAAAATTGAGGCACAATTACATAGAACATTTAAAAATAAAAAAATAAATGGTGAGTGGTTTGATTTAACCGATGAAGATGTAAAGTCTTTTATGGAAAAATGTAAATTAACACACGATATGTTAGAGTTAATAACTACTAACAACACTTACTATTTAGAAACTGGTAAACTATATTAATAAATAAAATATAAATAAAAAATAAAACTTTCAAATATGAGCTCAATGAAAGAAATGGCAATCAGAGATTACATCTCAAAAATCGATTTCAAACACGATGATTGGAAAGTATCAACTATAAAAGAAGATATGAGAAGATTCTTAGGTGAAGAACCAGGATTAGATATCATCTATAAGAAAGATGTTATGGTAAATGAATTTACTGGTGAGTCTAAAGAATTTTTAGATATTGATAAAATACAAATAATCTTTACTGATACTGACGATAAGTTTAAAAAGTTAGAATTTATCTTAGGTGAAAATATCTAATATATGAACGAAGAATCTAAAATAATAACCGCTGATATTGTAGATTACTTAGGTAAGTATGAGAATGGTGTTCTTGTACTATTATCTATTGGCTACAAAGATACATTTACAGAAGGAACAATATACTATTCTGATGAAATGTTAGCATTAACTGTAGATGAATCTATAGAACAGGATCTTGGAACACCTATTGAATTATGGGATGGCTACCGAGATTTACTTATTTCTATACTTAAAAAAGTAGTACCTTATAACGAAATAATCAATAGATTAGATGAGATCGACTTTGCTGATTACTTTAAAGATAAAGATGAGGATACTCAGGTTGGTGAAGATATAGATAATAGTGATATTAAACAACCTGAGTAAGCGCACTCCTTACATTCTATTTTTTCTAATATACACATTTTTTGCAAATTTTCATAACAAATTAAAATATTTTAACTATAACTATATATTAAAAAATAACAAACATGTAATGATAATAAGTGAGATATGTATAAGAGGCTTTAAATCTTTTGGTAATAATGAGTCCGTTCTGAAATTAAATACTGAAAAAGGAGAATTGATTCTTCTTGTGGGAAATAACGGAGCCGGAAAATCACTCATTCCTACTACTGAGATTGAGGTTGAAATTAATTTAGAAAATCTAAAATTAAAGGATTTTAATAATTTTTTGGAAATAATGGGGAGGGAAAGGATATATATTGAATATATAAAAGAAAATAACTATTCACTATATGAGCAATATATTAATCAATGAAAAACAACTAGAAGATTATCTTTCAGATTTTCATCCAGTTAAAAAAAATGAAATTTTAGAAAAATTCAAAGATTTTAATTTTAATTGTGGTAAATTTTCTTTTAGAGATAAAATGAAGAGAATTATATCAATGCCTAAATTTGGCAAAAGGACAATTAATTACTGGGTAAGTAGGGGATGGTCAGAGGAAGAAGCTTTATTAAAAAGAGTACCTGATAACAGAGATCCTGAAACATCACCAATGAATAAATTTTTTTGGATAAAAAGAGGACTTACAGAAGAAGAAGCTTTATTAAAATTAAAATCACAAAGAAAATCTAATAAGGAATATTGGACGAAAAGGGGATTTTCAGAAACCGAAGCATTGCAAAAATCAGTTGAATTTCAAAAAGACTCTAATTCAGCATTTATTAATAGAATTAACTCAGATATGGATTACCGAGAATTGATAAATTCTAAAAGGAATAATAATAAAAAATATTGGATCAATCTTGGGTTTTCAGAAGAAGAGTCGATAAAAAAAGTATCGGAGAGACAATCGACATTTTCTTTAAAAAAGTGTTTGGATAAATATGGTGATATAGAAGGTCATAAAATTTGGCAAAATAGACAGAAAAGATGGCAAAAATCTCTCTTGCTTAGTTTATATAATGGTAAAGACAATAAGGATTCAAAGACTATAGAGTTCTTCAAAGGAAAATATAAAGAAAATTGGATAGACCATTACTTTAATAAGATATCATTTAAAGAAAAAGATAAAATATTGTTTTTAACATCATTTTATAATTATAAAGATTTAATAGACTCATTAATTGCCGATAAATTGAAATTAGTAGAAATATCATCAATTATTCGGTATAAAATTATACAAGAGATATATTCTTGTACAATAGATGATATGTTTGAATATTTACATAATAATTATGAAAAATATTCAAAAACACCTGAATATTATCATAAAAATTTCCCCGATTGGATAGAAAGATTTATAAATGACAATTCTTTTAAAAATAAAAATGAAATAAAAAAATTATTAAACTTCAAGGATTATAAAGAAATGATTATCTACATGATTGATAATTATAAAATTACTGATATAAATATTTATCTACAAAGTAAATTGATATCATATTTTTATAATACAAATCATAAGGAAATGTTCAACTTTTTAGTAAATAGTGACCCAACAATAAAATCAAAATATGGACATATTAGATATTTTAATGGACACATTTGTCGAAGTGATTCGGAATTTTTATTGGCAAAGTTTTTACTTAATAATGATATAAAATATGAATATGAGAAGAGATATAAAAATACATTAAAAAGATGTGATTTCTATCTTATAGATTTTGATCTTTATATTGAATATACAGGAATGAAGAAAAATGAAATTTGTAATAAGAAGTATAAAGAGAAACAGAAATTTTGTCTAGAAAATAATATCAATTGTATATTTTCTAACAATATTCAAGAAATAAAAAATAAAATATTAAATGAAATTAAAATTAACAATTGAACAATTGAACAAACTTCAAGAATCAATTAAATTAATCGATAATTATGAAATAAATGTTTCAACTGAAAATGGATTTAAAAAAATCAAAGCTGTTGGTGTAACAAGTAGAAACTCAGAAAAAATAAGAATTAAAACAAAGGATTTTGAATTGGTAGGGTCTCCATTTCATAGAGTAAAATATCAAAATAATTGGTTATATCTAAAAGATATTAAAATAGGAGATAAAGTAAATACAAAAAATGGAATACAAGAAATTTTAGATATTAGTTTTGATAATAATAAAGAAGACTTATGGGATATAGAAGTTGATGGACATGAATATTATTCAAATGGAATCTTAAGCCACAACTCTTCTCTACTAGACTCATTTGATTACACACTTTACGGTAAAGTAAGAGGTCGTAAAAAAAGATGGGCTACTTTATCAACACTACCAAATAGAATTAATGGCGAACTTCTTAATAGAATCAAATTTGTTTCTAATAGTACAGAGGTTGAAATAAAAAGAGGTATCTCACCAAGCGTACTTGAGTTGTGGGAGAATGGAGTTCTTAATGAAAGAGCTGGTAAAGCCAATGTAGATGAAAAGATTGAGAATTACATTGGAATGGATATTGAGACATTCAAATCATTTATTTCAATGTCTATTAATGATTTCAAAAATTTTATTTCATTATCAAACGAAGAAAAACAACTTCTTCTTGATAAGTTATTTAATCTTGAAGTCATCAACATTCTCAACAGTATCTTGAAAGATATTGCTAAAAATAATAAAGTAAGAGCAGCTTCATTTGATGCTGAAATTAGAACTTTAGATGATTCAATTGCCTCTATTAAAAGGTCAATTGAAAAAGCACTTGAAAGAGAAAGACAAGAAGCACAATTAGCACTTGAAAGAGAAAAAGAAGATATACAAGCTGAGATTGATAGAATTACAAATGAAATGAATTCTAGAAAAGATGAGTATAAAGCTCTAAAAGAAAAGATTGATAAAATCAAAGAAAAAGATGCTGAACTCGTTGATGAGATGGATAAGGAAAAAAGACAGTTAATTAACTGTCAAAATGATATCAGAAATGTTCAAAAAGAATTAGACTTGTATGATTCTGGAAAATGTCCGACCTGTAAAACAGATTTCAACTCTGAACACTTTTCTAATTTAAGAACTACTTTAGAAGAAAAGAAATTAGGATTTGAAAATATCAAACTTGAAATTGAAGCAAACATTACTAAAGTGAAAGAAAGACAAACTAAGTTAAAATCACTTTCTGAATCAACAACAACTGCATTTAATGATTTAAGTTATTTATTAAAGACTCACAAGTCTGAAATTGACAAACTAAATCAAAAGAAAGCATCACAGACCGTTACTGTTAATACAACTCCTTCTGTTAATATTCAAGAGTTTCAAAATACAATTGAAGAGCTTGAAGAAAAGAAAATAGTATCAACTGATAATATAAGTGTTTGTAAAGAAAAAGAACTTTACTACAAAGAGTTAAATCGTATCTTTGGTGAAGATGGTGTTAAGAAGTCTATTATTGCTGGTATTATTAAGCCAATAAACCATTTTATTTCTGAAAATGTTAAAAAGATGGGACTTCCATTTGAAGTTAAATTAGATGAGACTTTTACAGCTGAGATTAAACAATTAGGTTCATCAATTGAACATGACTCACTTTCTACCGGTGAGACTAAAAAAGTAAATATTAGTATTTTAATTGCTTATCTAAAGCTAATTAGAACTAAACGACATATCAATATTTTGTTCTTAGATGAGGTTTTTTCATCAATTGATATCGAGGGTATAGATTCTATTTTGGCACTCTTAAAATCGTTTGCAAACGATTATAACATCAATATCTTTGTTGTACATCATGCTATTTTGAATCAAGAAATGTTTGATAGAATATTAAAGATTAATAAAGAGGTTTTCTCTTCAATAGAAGAAGTAAATTTGGATTATGCAAGTTGAGGTTTTAATAATTGAGTATTTAAATATAAAACTTGAAAAGGTTAAATTTATTAAGAATCAAAACTTTCAATTTGCTGCCGAAGTTCGAGATAAAGAAAGAGTAAAATCAAAAGAAATATGCGATATTATTAACCCAGGTGGTGAGTTTGTTAATTACAATACTTATGATAAAATAATAGATGATTATTGTAAGCAGGTTTATAACTGTAGTACTTATGATTATTCAACATGTGTTAAAGCAATTATGAGAGCTAAAAAACTAAATGATTTAGGTATATAAAGAAAAAAGTCAGATTAAATCTGACTTTTTATATTTTAATTACAATCGTAACAACTTACTTCACCTCGTCCATCACAGTTAGAACATTCTTCTCTACCTGAACCACCGCAATCTGAACACTCAGATTTTCCGGTTCCACTACATTCAGGACAATCTACTTCATTACCATCGTCATCAGTAGTTTTACCGGAACCATCACATTCACCACAATCAACTTCACCATCACCATCACAGTTATTACAATCGTGACTTCCTCTACCATAACAATCATCACATTCTACAGTTCCTCTACCACCACAAGTTTCACAATCACCAACATCATATCCACCACCTGTGTCTTCTAAGGTAATAGCACCACCTCTGTTTTCATTTGATAAAATACCAGTACCTTCTTTATAATATTTAAGAGTATCTAAGTAAGGATAATGTCTGTAATTTTTCTGATCTAAATTTACTGTTAAATCTAAATCAACTATTGTACCATCTGGTGCAATACATCTACCGATATCTGAGCTACTATTGTGATATTTTGCATACCAACCATTTTCTTTAGCAAATTCTCTAAATAAGTTTACATCAGAGTCATTAATAGTATAAATTCTATCCATGAACTTTTTACCATCGTTTAGAGTCCATAAAAGTGATCTACCTACAATTTTACTATCATCATCCTGAGATTTGAAAATAACTAAACTAACTTGATTTGGATTAGCTGTATAAATTTCTAACCAAGATTCATCGGCACCTGCCATACAAGAAGAGCCTAAAGTACCTCTTCTTTCATAGTAGTTTTTACTACCATACCAGTAATGTATATCATCACCACTTACTACATTAAAATAAGAAAATTTATCATTTAACTTATCTATAGTTGCCTTGAATAAATTTACAAATGCTTCAAAGTCTTTATCTAAAATGTCTGTAACACCGGCTGATCTTAATAATGCTCTTGCTCCTCTACCAACTTTAATATCTTGTCTATTTTTAGACCAAACTTCTCTCATTAAAGCAGATACTGTATCAATAAGCCTTAATTTATCTTGGTTATAAACACCTTGTCCTAATTCAACTTCTTGATTATCTGTGCCAGTACCACCAGTCCATTTAATCCAGAAATATGTTTTACCTGAAGTTTCAGATGTTACCTTAGCTACAACTGTTCCAATATCTCTTGAGTTTGGCTTATAAGGTTCTGATCCTTCTTCATATGTATATCCTAATTTATCAAATATTCCTTTATTAGTATCTTTGTGTTTTAACCAACCACCACCAGAACCAGTGAACCTATAAAGTTCTTTTGTTTGACCTAATATTTCTTGAGCTTTTCTATCAGGAATAAAGTTTAACGAGTCATTTTTATCAGATGTCACATCAAAATAATTTGATTGTACAGGTAAGTCTTTATTTTCAATTTCTAATAATTTTTTAGCTACAGGGCTATCTATTTTAGACAAGGCTCTTCTTAATTTATCAGAGTAAATAACATTAGATTCTAGTAGTAAGAAATCTAAAGATTCATTTATGAAATCGGAATATTTTTTAATCATTTCAACTATATTATATTTTACAGATATAAGTATATATTAAATATATAAAGTACAAAAAAAATTTATTTATATGCTATTAGTAAAAGTAGAAGGAACAACAATTGAAAAAGCTCTTAAAACACTTAAAAGAAAGTGGGATAGAACAAAAGCTATGAGAGAGTTGAGAGAAAGAAAAGAGTTTGTTAAGAAGTCGGTTAAAAGAAGAGCCGAGATTAACAAGGCTAAGTATGTTCAAGAGAAATACGGTAATAATGATTAAAAAATTACTTAGTTTATTTCCTAATCAAAATAACAAAACTTATGATCTAGGAAAACTACAGAAAGTTGGCTTCATAAAAACTTTAGAAGATTTATCTGCTTGTCCTAATTGTAAAAGTAAAAATATTGCTTGGAAGTTTTATATTCCAACTGATGGATCTAAGCCAACTCTAGACCACGAATCTGTTTGTAAAGACTGTGGTTATAAGGATAAAAAAGGTGAGTTTGAAAAAACAAATAAAGCTATTTTAAGAAATAAAAAAATTAATCAAATATTAGATGAGTTTTAATAAAAGATATATTAGTAAAGATAGTTTATTATCAGCCGCTTCTAATGGCTTAGATTATTTAATTGGATATGTAACTAAACCAGATGCTCTTATTATAGAGTGTGATGGTATATCTCATCAAGTTTGTGATATCGTCGGTTTAACTAAAAACAAACAAGAGATGAAAAAGAAATTAAAAGAAATTGGCTTCTATGAATTTGAATAAAAACTATTATGGTGTCTTGGGTGTTAAAAATACAGACGATGAGAAAACTATAAAAAAAGCTTACTATAAACTATCTTTTACACATCACCCTGATAAAGGTGGTGATGCGATAGTTTTCGCTGAAATGACAGAAGCATATAATGTTCTATGTAGTGAGGAGAGAAAAGATTACGACTTAAAAAGTAAATTTGGTAGCAATTATAATGAATATTTTGAACTTTTTAATATTGATATTGACTTTGATTTTAACAAAGAAAAATCAAATCTTGAAAAGTTTAAAAAGTTTGAATTAAATGATATTTGTATAAATATTAGTGATGATTTTGATGGATCTTTGGAATATGAAAGATGGGTTAAATGTAAATCTTGTGATGGTACAGGTAAGGACTTATCAGCTAAAATAGTTATCAAAGATAATGATGGTAATATTTTAAAAACATTTGATGCTGATGATGGTTGTGATTTTTGCGAAGGTACTGGTAAAGACTACAAAGGAGATGCTTGTAACTTCTGCCAGGGTAAAGGTAAAGTTGGACTAACGCCTTGTAAAAAATGCAATGGTGAAAAAAGAATTTTAGGTAAGCAAAAGCTTTCTGGTATTAAATTAACCGGTGATGAGACAAAAATTGAATCAATGGGTAATTGCTCAAAAGATGTAGTTGGCCAAGTAGGTCACTTAATATTAAAAAGAACTAAACTTGATTAACATTAGCCTGCATCAAAAGCAACTGCACTAGCTTGAGCTTGTTGATCAAGATTTGGATTGTAATATATACCTCCACTAGCAACAGTGTTTGATATTCCCACTCCAACTCCACTAATGGCTACATTTGAATTTTGAGTCTGAATACTATCTAATCCTATTGATATATTATCCACAAATACAAAAGCTGAGTTAGTATAATCTATAAATGGTGACAAACCTTGATACGGAACAGCAATTCCTTTGTTAATATTATCCGGTGTAAAGTATAAGAAGAATGGAATCATATCAACCTCATAGAAGTGAAGATTATCTATTACATAATCAACTGTTTTATCACTTGTTGCGTAAGAACTATACCCATAAAAATGCATTCCTAAATTTCTCTTATTATAGAAATACTCTACCTTCTTCTTATACTTAGTAGTAAATGGATTTACATTTTGATTTATAGGTAAGTAAGAAGCAATTGTATTTATTGAGTATGTTAAACCACTAATAACAGTATTTCTTTTTATAATATTTAGATTATTAAAATGTATAGGTGGTACATAATATGCGTCAATAACTATATTTCCTTTATACTTGTATAAGTAAGGATAGTGCCAGTTTCCAAAGCTCGAATCATAGTTTGCTATATTAGTAGAATATGTAACTAAATCATACTCTATTTTAGTATATCTAAGTTTTTGAACTTCTTCATATGTTTTATTTACTATATCAACATCTGTTAATGGTGTAACATCTAATATACCACCACTTCTAAATGCTTGTATTTTTAACTCTTCGCCGGTTCCTCCACCATCTGGTTGAACTCTTGAGAATGTTAATGAATAAGCACCTGCTTTTGAATAAGTCCAGCCATATTTTAAGAAGCTACTTTCTGGTACAAGACTGCTATCACTATATGTACCACCAAAGTCTTCTTCAAAATTACCAGCATCTCCTATAAAGTCAGCAAATACTTTGTATTTAGTTCCTAGTCTATAACTTCTTATAGTTGTTGAGAAACTATCTCTAAATGTTGATGTACTATCTAAAATATCCTTTGTTATATAACCATATAAATTGTTTTCAGAATATGACTTTCTTGATAGTCTATTTAACATAGATTGTGGTTTTCCAATATTTGTCGCATAATCTGCGTCATAAACTAAATCCATCCAAGAATTATATACAAATACAGCATTAGATTCCATAGATGTTGCCGATGTTACTTTTGATATGTTATTAGATTTAAAATTAACTTTTTGTAATAAACCTTTTGACACATCTAAGAATACACTTCCTCCTTCATTAGTTGTATCATATCCCCACTCAGCATCAATTACAACTAAGTAGTCATTAACAACAGCGGTTACATAGTGATCCCCATTATATTGAGGGTTTATTGTAGCATCATCTTTTTCGATTGTTACTAAATCTCCTACTACCAGTCCATGTGGTGAAGAGAATGTTAAACCTACATTACCTGATTGGAAAATTGTATCTACAAATTTAGGAACAGAATATAATTCCGAATAGAAGTGACCACCATCAAATATACCATCTATCCAATGGGAATTATACATTTCTGTTATCAACGGATAACCTTTGAATAACCCGTAGTTCCATATACCGGTGAAGTATCCGTTAAGGAAGCCACCAGATAACCAAACATTTTTAGTAACATATATTCTATGATGTTCAGAATCTTTTTCGATTCTTCTTAATGGGAAATTATTATCAAACTCAACTATTATACTATCTGTTGTTTTGCTAGTAATTGTATAGTAACCCTTTAGTAATTTTCTATCTTCATTTATATCAATTGCTACTATATTACTTATAGCTACATTGTCACCAATATTGAATTTAGCAACTGAAGAAGTTGGACCAGTTACTTGTAATCTCCATCTATTTCCTCTATTATAATTAAAATATCTAAAGATATTATGAAACTCATACATATTTTCATCAACTCTCCATCCACTGTTCCAAACACCATTTTCCCATATTCCGGCTTTAAATTTACCATTTCCTATTTTTGAATATATTTGACTTAATCCAGGATTAACAAGTGATGCTGTCGCATTTATAGTATTGCCATATCCTACTATTGCAGAATATGTAGCACCAGTCAATCCTTGATAAGGAACAGAATAAGTAGAATAGTTATTCATTACATATTGTCTGTTATTACCAGAGTGGTAACTGCCATCCACTTTAAGATTCTTAATATAAATTGATGAGTATGTTGCAGTTGATGAAGAAACACCAGCAAAACCACCGACAAGCATTAAATATCTATTTCCGCTTACTCCAAAAAAGTTTGTTGATATAAAATTATCATATGATGAGTATGTACCTGACATACTTTGAGTTATTGTTGCTAGTAATATACTACCAGATGGTGGATTATAAACTGTGTCTGACCAATATGCCGGCGAAAGTATAGGTGCGGCCGGTGATAAATATATTCTAAGTGGAAAACCACCGTTGTTTTGATAAGCAAATGAAAAATTAAAATTTGAAAAAGGTATAAATTTATATAAAGCATTATTTAATCTATAACCAACATCCGGTGCTTTACTATTTACTGAACCACCTACTGGAAAATATCCTCTAGATTGAGCCTCTGCTAATGTTGATGGTGTACTTGCTATATAATCGTACCAAAAGTATGTATCTTGACCTTTATCATATACCCAACCTAATGAATTACTAGTTGATGGCTTAAATCTATTTACACCATCTTGATAATATGAAAAACCTAATAGACTAAAGTCTAATTCATCTATCTCAGCTGACAGTATTCCAGGGTTAAGAGAATCAGCACTACTAAAAGTACCATTTGCTCTATATCTTGATCTAACAGTAGATGATATAGTTGATGGTGGTGTTGAGTAATTGTAAAACGATTGAGTTGTTGTAGATAAGACTGAACTAGATGGTGTTGCACCTGGAATACCAGGTACCGATCCGTTATAATTCATAAAGTCATCCCAAACACCTGGTGAGACTGAGAATGACGCGGCTGTTCTTACACCAATTGTATTTGTTACAAATTGATATGTCTTATTAGTAGAGTAAGTGTATGAGTAAGTTCCGGTAAGTTTCAATTCCCTTACATTTGCAATAGCATCAGCTTGTCCAGGTCCATTAGGACTACTTGCAATATTTATTTGCATTCTACCAGGAGCTGGTGTTGGTTTATACACCCAATAGTCATAACCCATTAAATTTATCTATTTTTATTATATATAAAATTCATATATTTTCTTATAAATATGTTTCAGACTGCCATCCAGTAGAGCTAACAGTTGCTGCAATAGTAGATTGTACTAAAACCTCATCTGCGGTATCTTTGAATATATTCCAAATATGACAAGATGATGTTCCACTCCAAGATGCTCCTCTATAAAGTATATTTAATGTATAATCATCTGAAACTTTACCATTAAATTCAAAAGATGAACCATACCAGTTACCATTTCTCCATAATCCATTTTCCCAGAAAACATTGAATGCATTCATATAAGATGCTATACCATTTTCCCATATCATACCAGTTGCTGTTCCTATTATAAAGTTACCATTTCTCCAATGTGAGATATAGAAATCACTTTGTATTAAATCACCATTTTCCCAATAACAAGTACTATCATTAAAGTTAAATGATGGATATAATTTGTATATTTCAAGTGATCCAAATGATACTGTGCCGCCTAAGTTGTTTGTATCAACATATAAAGATACACTACCACCATTTGTCTTGCCAGTAAATGTATTTAAGCCAATTGTTAATGGTGATGAAGCATTGAAATATGAGTATGTACCAACATTAACTTTTAAATTGATATTCGATGAGTGTGTTATTATATCTAAGTTAAATTTGTAGTAACCAGATGGTAATTTAGTAACTGTGTTGTATAAGTATAAACCAGATGCTGAAACGCCACCAACATATCGAGCAGTAGATGAAAAAATACCAAATGTTGCTCCTGTTGTAGAAGCTGTTGCCCAACCTGAACTTGTGCCGGGAATTATGTTAAAATCTGAATTATATAAAAATTGTTCATTTCCTATAATTTGAGGTCCTGCATTAACTTGACTTCTCTCAACATAAGGATTGAAAGAACTGCCTATAAATTTACCTCTTTCAAATGCACCATCTAACCAAACAGAGCTATTCATTTCACCACTTGGGTGGCTAAATGTACCATTAATCCAAAGAGCATTTTTAAATACGGCTTTTCTTTTCTCTACATTTAATTTTTCTAAAATATTTGCCTTAATAGGTTTTGTATAAAACTTTTGGTCTTTTATAAATTTATCCTTAGTATTTGTTACTAAACCATTTCTCCATTTACCCCAATATGAGTTTGTAAATGAATCAACAAATGATTGAGCGTTTGCTGAAGTAAGACCAGAAACTGGATTTCCTCCACTTCCTTGGAATTCACCATATAGGAATACCCCATTATTCCAAACTCTACCCTTGAATATACCACCATTAAAGTCACCATTGTACCAAGTTGAGTTTGATAAGCCGTTTGCATTACCAAAATCACCACCGTTAAATGTACCGCTTTCCCATCCATAGTATGATGAGTTTATGTTTTCGCTTTGTGTCCATCCATAAGATGATAGGAATTTACCACCATTGAACGTTCCTGATTTCCATTTAGCATTAGTTATAAATTGACCACCATTGAACGTGCCATTATACCAAGTTGCTGTGTTAATTGCAGTTTGTGAGGTATTAGAACCAAATATTCCATTTTTAAATATACCATCTAACCAATATACATTCTGACTATACGTTCCATTTAAGCTTGTATCACTAGCATATATAGCAGCATTCTCAACAGTAGCATAACTAACAGTACCATTGTAAAATATAGTATCAGTAGATGATAAATTATTACTTCCTATGACACCATATTTGAATAAACCATCATACCATTTTGAGTAGTAGAATATACCGTTATAAAAATTACCTAATTCCCAGTCACTCTTTAAGAATTCACCATTATAGAAATTACCTTTTTGCCAAGAGTTTCTATTATTTGGCAAAGGATATCCTTTTCTGTAATAAGAGTTTATATTTTCTGAGTAATAATTAGGAGACGAAACACTTGCTGTACCATTAAAAGTTCTTGAATTATAGAATGTACCACTACTAAAGTTACCATCTACCCATCTTGTATCTATTACAGTACCATTACTAAATGTGCCGCCATTCCATACAGAGTCTTTAATAATTCCTGAGTTCCAAATATCAGAGCCATTTATAAAGAATGAGTTCAAGTAAGTGGCATTTGATAATATATTTCCATTATTTGCAAATAAGGCATCAGATACTAATAAACCTCTTATCTTTTCAAGATTTGTTAAATCTTTATCTGAATAATCATAGTCTATATTTTGTAATAAAGATGATGATATATAGGACCTTCTGAAGAAACCAGACTTAATATTTGATTTAGTTATCTTTAGTTTTTTAATATGACCGTATCTATTTTCTGTATTTTTTGTATAGAAATAACCATTAGATGCGGATAAACTTATTATTTTACTATAAGTTCCAATTTCCTGAAGTTTTATAACAGAGTTTGAATTAGATATTACTTTATAGGCATCAGGTATTCTTGATGTCGTAAGACCATATGTATAATCAACAGAATCAAGGAAAACAACACTACCAACTTCAATTGGTTTTGACTCAAGATATATTGGATTATAAGAATATGTTGCAGTTAGGTTTAAGTTTGAATCAATTGATATATTATAGGAACCACCAGTAGCACCTGGTATAGTCATATTATTGTCATTATTTGACTCAATATGTGATCCACTATTCCAATCACAGTTTTCCATCAAACCACTATCAAAGTCAGAATCAACAACATAAGCCTTTGATGTATCAATTATAGAATTATTCAAATATGTAAAGGTTGATGTGTTATAGTCAAAGTCTATATTATCATTTGTTAGATTTGAATTAATGTCAAATCTACTAACCCAAATATCAATTGAATAGTATTTATTGTTAGGATTTAAAGAAGTTATATCTGTATATCTTCTTGTTCCAAGTGGTGGAAATGTACCAACTACACTGTTAAACTTATATAAGTTCTCTGATGGTGTTGATAAAAACACTGAATACTCATACCCTCTCTTAGACCAGTATGATGTAGGTGTTGTTCCGACAACATCATCAATATATTCTGTCCAAGATCCAATTTTAAATTTCTTATCAAAGAAGTTTATCACATCTTTTGATAGATTGTTTATTTTAAGTCCTTTAATATAAAATGTATCACCTGCTCTTAGTCTTTCATATCCACTTTTATCTATATAAAATTTGAATACTTTTTGGTCTATGCTATTTGTAGAGCTAAATGTATAACCTGGACTAGTTGTTTCCGATGCGGTTAATTCATCATAAGCATATATTTTAATAATATTATCACTATTATAATTTGAGTTTTTTAATACTGAATTATTAAAATATGAGTTTATAGATTTTACACTTTCAAACTTAGAGTTATTTGATTTTGTATTTTTTAACTCAGAGTTTTTAAGATATGAAATATTAAATTCACAATCATTAAAATACGAGTTGTTAATTTTATTAACAAATAACGAGTCATAGTTAAGTAACTCATTTTCAACAACTGAAAAGGTTGAATATGATTGAGTTCCAAATGATGTTCTATAAAACGACCCATTTTGAATCTCAGATTGTTCAATTTTTGAATTCCATATAAAGTTATATCCTCTACCCGCATTATTAGGTGAATTTACCTTTTGGTATGGTAATCCATATTCATCAAAGCCTGAAAAATAACTTTGAGATGCAGTATATAAAGAATTTATTTTACCTTTTTTCCAAACCGTATTTAATAATGTACCAACATTCCAAGTTGATAAATCACCATGCCACTTTATTCTTTTCTTATAATGACCGTATAAACCAGAATTCCATTCTCCTCTGAAGTTACCTCCTCTAAAATTATTTTTAGTTAAATAAGGTGCAAAATAAGCATCATCAACAACCCATTCTGATTGCGTTGGGCCTACATACCATTTATACACATATCCTTCTTTAAATTCTTTACCATTATAAATAAAGTCAGCATTCATTATCTTAATTCTATTTACATTTGAATAAGTTGCAGATAGTGAATATGAGTAGCTACCACTATTAATAAGTGGTGTTGTTATATTAGTCCATGATGCGGTTGAGCTTCTAACAAAAAAACCTGGAGTTCCTGATATACCATTATTTAAACCCCAGTTTTGTATTGTATTATAGTTAGAATCAATATATGCTATATTATTTTGATAGTAGCTGAATTTGTACTCAAATTTAGAACCTCTTGTTGTTATAGCTCTATTGGCGTTTAGGAACTCAGATTTATCTCTTATATAATATACTTTGATAAAATCATCGTCTTTTGATGTTATGTATGGTTTAACACCAGTGTAATCTATATCTAAAACAACTTTACAGTTTTCTATAGATAATATTTTATATCCATCTTTACCCTTTTTATACTTATCTTTTTGTATAAGAGTGTCACTATCATAGTTACCATTAATTATAAAAACTCTATCACCTACTTTTAAATCAGAATTAACTTCTGTATAGAATAGTGTTTTTATGGAACCTTTTATTTCATAAGGCTCGACCCAATTTAATAATTTTGAGCTAAACGTTTTATTTGAGTTTGAAATTAAACCAGCTAATGGATTATAACCCACAAGTTTTATATTAGCACCTAATCCCAATAACTCAGCTTTAGTAACTAATAATGGCTTTGTTGTTATCTTATCATTTACTTCTTTAATACTAGCATTTGTCAATGTTGGTACATTACTAACCGGCTCAAGATATTGAGGTGTTACAGGTTCTAACGAAACATCAAATATTTTTTTTCTAATATTTGAATCTATAGAGTAAGTAGCCATCTAATTTAATAAAACAATTTTATGTATATATTATTTATTAAGACTTTCTTTGATATTAAACTTTGTTTAATTAACTTTGTAAAATATTATGGATAAAAAGAAAATATTGATTTTTACTGGAGCAGGTGTTTCAGCTGAAAGTGGAGTTGCTACTTTTAGAACTGGAGATGATGGACTTTGGTTTAATCACAAAGTAGAAGATGTTGCCACACCTGGCGGCTGGAGTAGAGATAAAGAAAAAGTTCTTAATTTCTACAATATGAGACGTGCTCAATTGAAAGACGTAGAGCCAAATTTAGCACATAAAATAATTGCTGAGTTAGAAAAAGATTATGATGTTACAGTTGTTACACAGAATGTAGATAATCTACATGAAAGAGCCGGTTCGACTAATGTAATTCACCTACACGGTGAGCTAACAAAAGTTCGTTCTACATTAGACCCATCGTTAGTTTATGATTGGACAGAAGATTGTAATCTTGGTGATAAGTGTGAAAGAGGTTCTCAATTAAGACCACACATTGTTTGGTTTGGTGAAAACTTAGAACAAAAAAATACTGATTTAGCAGCAGAGGCGGCAAAAGAGTGTGATGTTTGTATTATTGTTGGTACTTCAATGCAGGTTGCACCAGCAAACTCAATTCCTTTCTTAACGAAAGAAACAGCTATTATCTATTGTGTAGATCCATCAGACATTGATTTTTATATGCCTGAGTATAGAAGAGCATTTTTTTATCACTATAAAGAGCAAGCATCAACAGGTATGGAAAAAGTTAGAAACGATATAAAAGAATACTTATAATTATGAATGATAAATATTTAAAAGGCTTACTAAAAGACTACTACAATATTGGCGGAGGCAAAAAATATGGAGATTATTTAGTTTATGGTTTAGATAAAGATGATTCAGACTTATCAGACTACTCCGACTATTCTGATTTATATACTCAAATAGTTAAATACTATAATGTAAAGACTGAAGAAGAATCAGAAGAACAAAAGGCTATAAGACTGGCTAAAGAAAAAGCCGAAAAAAGAAATAATAAAATTGATCAAATTTTAGGTGAATAGTATATCACAAATATCAATTGCAAATTGGGTTACGGCTTTTTTAATAGTCGTGCCTTTATTTGCTTTTTTTATTTCAATTCCGAGTTTTATATCTATGTATAAACTTGGTTTCAAGGTTTATATAGAACAATTGGTACTTTTGAGAACAATGTTAAGAAAACTATCAACTGGTTATAAGGTAACTGTAAATCAATCCTATGCATATAGTGGTGTTGGTTATAATGGCCCACCAACAATAACACAAGTTGAGACTAATCATTTCTTTCCAATCGTTATTAATAAAGACAATTTATTAGTTCTTAATAAAAAAGAAGGACCTTTTAATACTTTACATATTCAATATTGTAAGCATATAAATGATAATTGGGAAAATAATATAGTGCAAATAAAAACCAGTAGTTGTTTATTTACTCAAATTCTAAATGATAGATTTCAAAAGAAAGTTGATAATCTTATGAAAGAATCTGTTCAACTTGACGATGTTGAAAATCTAAATGAACTATTAAATAGTCAAATAAAATCTATTACAAGAGAAGATAAACTTAATGCTATATTAAATGATTAAAAGAGATATTATCATAGTAGATTATTTTAGTAAAATAACAACAACTGAAATTTCTGATGCTGATAGAGAATCACTGAATAAGTTAAATATTCGTGTTAAGAATATGCGTAAGTATAGAGGTCGTATTGAAAGACGAAAAGAAAAAATCAAAAATATTTATGGATAACAGAGACGTTATTGATATTTTTAACCAATTAATAAACGGTAATAAAAACTTTATACTTGGTAAAGCCAGACAAACAGGAAAATCATATTCATCCTCAAAGGCTCTTAAAGATTGGCGCCTTATATTTGATAAATATAGTCGTGCTCAAGATAGAAAAGAAACCATAAAAAGACTTTTTAATATATAAGAAAACATATTTATTTTTATGAATTTACAAGAATTATTAAATAAGTGGAACATTAAATGTGATGTTAATACTTTACTTGCTATGTGGAATGAATCACATAGAGCTTATCACACTCTAACACACTTGAATGATTTGATTGATCAAATCAATGAGAACAAATCAAAATATTCAGAAAAAGAATATGAAAAATTAATCATTGCTTCACTTTTTCATGATTGTGTTTATGACCCTATGAAGACTGATAATGA